TTATGTTGTTGGTTCGGGAACTTCTGCTGGAGCTTCTTCTGGCTCGGTTTCAATTTCTTCGGGTTCGGTCTCAACCTCTTCGCCCCAATCAGGTTCTTTTAGATTTGATTGATTCGTAACATAGACAAACGCATCATTTCCAACAAGACGAGTCCAGAACAGCAGAGAATTGTTTTTGAAAGCCAATTGGTCTTTATCGGACTTGGTGTCTAAAAATCGATAACCTTTGAGATTGTTTTTCAAATTAGAGACGAATGTTGTCCAAGAACCAACAGGAGAAAATTTGATGACGACGCCCTTTGGTCTTTCTTTGATTTCGCTTGGTTCTTTTTGCTGAAACCCAGACAGGATGTTTTTCAAATCCTTAAAAACTTTTGATTTTTCAACAGCATTTTCAGTCAGATAGAATTTAGAGAATTTCATATAGTTATTTATGGAGCCAATTATCAATATCCGACTCTTTTATAAATTTAACATCTTTGAATTTATTTTTGAGTTCGAATTCAACATCATTTTCTTTCATTGTCTTATCCATCAATCTCATTTTATCTTCAGGGATATTTTTACCATCGTCTTGATTTTTGCGATGTTTTATAGCGGTTTCAATATCGTTATATGATGGCGTAATTACAGAAACAGCATATTCATTATTTGTAAATTCATTTGATTCCGAAACCATATCAACATAAAATTCACAGTCTTTTGATTTCAGATTTGTATTGTCGATGATGAGATTCTTTCCATCAACCATAGTATTATAAGCTTTTTCTTGGCATGTTTTGTGCGCGAGTCCTAGTTTGGAAGCATCAAAAACATATTTCCCCGACTTCATGAAAAAATCATCGGCAGAACAAATAACCGCGTTTAATTTCTTAGCTAGTTCTTTTGCAGCATATGATTTTCCAGAACCCGGATAACCACGCATAATAATCATAATGCGCTTTTTTTTAACTTCAATTGTTTCAAGTAAATAATTTGTTTTGAAATGATTCATATGTTTATTTATGATTCTCTATTCCACGGCATCTTTTTGGAGAACAGTTCTTGCTGGCTTCTGGCGACCAACAATCTTGCTTCTTTTATATCAACCCATTTATAAGCATCAATTTCAGGATAGTTTGGGTCATCGTCTACAAAAGAAGAACATTTCAAAACCTCATCTTGAAGCATTCCACTTTCATCATCGCAGAAAAACACGATAACATCTTTATTTCTCATTGAATATATGTGGGAGAAATGATTCCAAACATTCACATAACTCAAATGTTTCAAATCTAACCCAGTTTCTTCCAAAGTTTCCCGATACGCTGCTTCAATGGTTGACTCTCCCGGCTCAACATGCCCTTTAGGAATCGTCCATTTGTCTGAAGCGGGAGTTGCCTTCGGACCAGCATAAGACCTAGCTAAAAGAAATTTTCCTCCAGACCTAATTAGAAACCCTGATGATAGTTGTTTTTCTCTCATATTGTTCCTCTAAAAATATATATCAAAATAAATAATTAAAACGGGAGATAAATTATGGCTGATAGTTTGGATTGGGAGAAGAGTATTGGATTTGTGTTAAAGCGTGAAGGTGGTAAGGTTGACAATAAAATGGACAGGGGCGGCAGAACGTCATACGGAGTTACACAAAGCACATTTAATGACTATAGAAAATCTCTGAAACTACCACCTAAAGATGTTTTTGAAATAACGGATGATGAAGTTAAGACTATTTACAAAACCCGTTATTGGAATGTTATTGATTGTGATAAACTTGATGGTAAATATGCTTGTGTTCTTTTTGACCTGTGTGTGAATTCTGGAAGCAATCGTGCCAAGAAATATCATTCAATAGCAAAAGGAAATGTGGGAAAACTGATAGAACTTCGCAGAGCTTTTTATAATAAGATTGTTCAAAATGATGCGTCTCAAAAAGTATTCCTAAATGGGTGGATGAACCGGATTGATGAACTTGAAAAATATGTAGCCGCTTGGGATTTAATCAAGTTTTAATTATTCGTCGCCACCTCTTTTTGAAATATAAACGAGGTGGAATGTGATTAATTGAAATGTCATAATAAGAATATATTTCTGTATAACTTCTGTAAACTCCAAAATTTGTCATTGCGAGAGTTATTTTCATGTAAACCACTTCGTCATTCTGGAAACAAATTTGCGCTCTGATGGTCTAACATATGAAGAACCATAAAATTCCGGAGCTTTGAAATAATCTAAATCTATGCTAAGTCCTTTATTATCTAACCCAACATTCGGAATATACACGGTTAATCCAAAATTCGTAATTCTCATTCGAACCATTCCGGAACCTCTCTATTTTTCCAGTTTGCGATATGTCGTTTTTCGCCCATATAATAATTTCTATAAGCAATTACGGCATTTTCATTTTTATAATGTTCTGGCATAGCTTGAGCAAATGAAGTCAAACCTTTTATGGGTAGTTCTGGAAAATTCTTACTTAATTCTTTAACAATATTTTCTCCAGCATGAGTTCTACCATAACGATGAGAATATTCCCGGCAAAGAAAACTGGTTGACCAACAAAGCCAAACATAATTATCCAAAGATTCTCGAACCCAAACATTACAAGGATGATTTACATGAGTTGGCTTGTATTTGGCAGAGCCACCTGTCATCCAATGACATGTTGATAGAATTTGATTTTGTTCTGTAATCATTTTAACAACATGCCTGTCACATTGAAACTCGGCATTCTTTTCAAAATCATCATCCAAAACAAAAATATTCATAGCGGTCCTCCAGCCAATGAATATAGTCAATCAATTCTTCCAAGTCAAACCTTAATTTTCATTCGTTTGAAAAAGTTATACTCGTGTGGGCATATTGAGGTTCTTTGAATTTTGTTTTCTTTATTGTAAAAATTTGTTATAATTTGAGATTTTGATGATACGCAAAACATCCAATTATTTCCTTTATAAAAATCCATTTTCCGAACCCGAAAACTTATTTTAGTCATGAGATATATTCTTTCAATTTATTCATATGTTTTTGCCATTCGCCTGAAGAAATTTTTAGTAAACATGTTATATTTTAGTCGGTCTTCGTAATATTTTGCAAATGGCCAACCTGGAAATACATAAACATATCGTTTGTTAAAAAATAATGCCCACCTTTTTTGGTCATCATCTGCGGCAAAATTCCACCTAATCTTCATTTCTCCACCAACTAAGAATCTTTGAAACCCAAGAAACCTTTCGGACTTCTTGAATTTCTTCTTTTTGTTTCAATCTGATGAGTTCTGATTTCCGACTCTTCTCAAAGAAATAACCTCCTGGACTTTCTCGAATTTCTTTATCGGGTTCATTCTCAATCAAAAAAATTCCAGAGGCACTTCGTTCAACCTGCTTCATAATATCTCCAATGAGTCAGAAGTTTTCCGTCCTTCAGTTTTTCAATGATATGTTTCATTCGAGCGCTAACTGCTGATTTTGTAACATTGAGAATATTTGCGAGTTCATCACAAGTCATTGCCACATGTCCATCAAGCCCAAAGTAATTGACAATAATATATCGTTCAGCATCATTCAGGCATTCCAGACTTTTCGTTATATCTTGTGCTAGGAAATGTTCATCGAATTCTTTAAGATAGTTATTCTCTTTTTCAATTACCGCTTCTTCAGTAGTCTCTGTTGATTTTACTAAGTTAACAACCGACGCAACATATTCTGAAGACTTACCTAATTCATCAGCAACATCAGCTATTTGTTTACATTCTCCATCAGTATTTCGTTGAAACAACTTTCTTGCTACTGTAGAATATTCAGAATAAACCTTTTGGGGAATTCTAACAACACGGCTAACATCTAATGACTTTCGCAATATGTTTGTTTCAATAACTTTGGTGGCGTATGTTGAAAATCGGTATCCTGAGTAAACATCATACCTATCAATCGCGTTAAGTAATCCGAAGCTAGCATATTGAATTAAATCATCAGTTTCAACAATTTCTTTAATCTTATGCCGTGCTCTCTGTGCCATTACCAAAGCAAGGCCAATGTTCTTGTTGAAAATCTCATTCTTTAGTTTATTTCTTACGTCAATAATTTGCTGCTTCTTATTCTCGTCTTTTGTTTTTCTATAAGCATTTTCTAAAAGACGATACTTATTAAAAATTTCAAATTCCTCTTCTTTAGTTAGGAGTTTTTCTCTTATATTCAGTTTCATAAAACCCACTTCCTTTGAATTCAAATCCTACGTTACCTGAAAAAATTCTCTTAGAGACGTTTCCAGTTTTATCATTTATCACTTCATCAGGGATTGGTCCAGATTTTATTAGAACTTCAAATATTTCTCCTGTCTGTTCGTCTTTGTAATCAGCAATTGGCATGTTCATCATCCTTCAGATAGTTATTAATAAACTCAAAGAATTCCGTTTCTTTATTATTAAAATGAGTTATCTTGGATGCAACATCGTTATCTTTTTCATCTTGTAGCATTTTATTGAACACCTGGTATCCATAAAATTGTTCTGAGGTTTCTGTCAACAAAATATATTGTTCCGCAGAATATTTTTCTTTTATAAGGCTCTTAAATTCTTCATTTACCATTGGAAGTTTTTCTCTAACAGTTCCTGGAATAAATTGAGTTTTTAATTCAATAAAAATTATAGGTACCGAGTTCTTTAATATCGCAAAATCTATTTTCCGCTTCCCACTTTTATTTAACTTGGCACATCCACAAGAATATGAATATTGTGGTTTTAATTCATATATGTATCTTGAACCCGAATTAATATCTTTGATGATTGCCTTTAGATTAGCCTCAATTCGTTCTTCATAAGCCGTTCCATTAAACACGGCTGTATCAACACCTGCCATAACATTCCTTTCATTTGAATATAGCTATAAGCTCTTTTACTTTCTTTCGCCCGTTAGATTTACTTGATATTGAACGGGCAACTTCAATATCAATTATTTGTTTAGCGTCCTTGTATAAATTTTTCGTAAATGTTGTAGAACTGTTGCTTATTATAACAATAGCACCAAGACGCATTAAACGTTTAGCTTCCGACACAAGCTGTAAATGATCAGCATATGTAAACCCACCAGACGAATAATTAGTAAACATTGTTTTGAATTCATCCGATGGTAAATAAGGAGGGTCGAGATATACAACATCCCCCGATTTTACATTTTTCAAAACGTCCATATAACTTAAGTTTGTGAATTTAATATTTTTCTTTTCAATATTTTTAAGAAACTCACGTATCAGCAACTTAGGGGTTTTCTTTTTTTCAAAATTATTTCCAGGGGGCGAATTAAACCCGGTTTTTTTGCTATATCTACATAATCCATTAAAACAGCATTTGTTTAAGTATAAAAACATTGCCGCCCTGGTAACATCATATTCGGACAAATTAAATGCTTTCCTTATAGATAAGTATTTTTCTTTTGAATTATTTTCATACAATCCATTAAGAATTGTAATAAATGATTTATCCGAAACAAACTTAAAGAAATTAACTAAATCGTTGTTAATATCATTATATACAATTTTTTTAGCCCTTGCGTTAAATGAAACAACTCCCGAACCCCCAAAAACATCATAAAACGTTCCGGAAGTTTTTGTATGCTCTATAAAATGTGTTAATACTTTCGATTTGCCGCCGAGCCATGTTAATGGTGAATATATTAATTTGTAAGAACATTCATGGTCATTATTTTTTAAGAAATTGTTTAGTTTTGACATTTAAGCACCTACGAATATTAAATCCAACCAGAGATTTCAAGAAGCTCCCGAACATTTTGTCTTTCTGTTTTGGTCAGTTCGTCTTGAGCGTCCAAATCAAGGTCATCAATATTTAGATTTCTTCTCCAAAGCCACCAACGATATAATTGAATTTGGCGAAGATATACGTTTTGACTCAGTTTATCATATTCTGCTAAATTATCATATCCCATTCGTTCAAACGTTTCTTCAAACACTTGCCTAAATTTTTCAAACAATACAAACATCGCAGTGTCTTCAAACGTGCTGTAATTTCCGTCAGAAGTCCGAATGTGTTTTCCATCAACCTTGGCAAATGAATCTGGAGCGATGAAATTTTTGAAATCGCGCCAATATAACCGGACATTATATGGGAAATCAAGAATCCAAATGATTGTTTTGAATGTGCCGTTTAGAAACCAATGTTTTTTTCCATACTGTTTATTCGCTGTTAGAAATGAATTCAACCATGTCACCCCATCAGCTTCAGAAAAATCAAACCCACACGAATTGAACCGAACCTTCTCGAAATAATCAAACACACGATATCTGAAATCATCATACCATTTTTCGAATTTATAGAACTGAGTTTTCAAAAAATTCAATCGCATTTTTTAATCTTTCTAAAAGTTCTTGCTTAGGTGTTATTGTGATGAACGGAAATTCTGACAACATATCTACTTCTATTAAATATTCTTCAAACAAATGTAGACTATTTATTTCTTCTGACCGATAAAGCTGTTGATATTTCTCATAAAGTTGTTTTCGTTCATCATACGTTCGGAACTTTATAAGAAATCTCTCTGTCGCATCAAAGAATGGATTTATATCAGATTCTATTTCTACCCGTTTCATTTCCGTTTGAGTTTGTGGACATTCCTTAAATCTTCGTCATAAACATCATGTAGTTTGATAAATCTGTAACAATGATCAGGGATTGAGATATTTGTTATTTTCAAATTGACGAATCTACCATTATTTATAGTGACCAAAATGTCGATCCAAATTTCCTCAGATATGAATTCGTAGGCATGAACCGTTCCAGAGAATTTTGAACAGTCTACCGTTGTTGATGAGAACATTCCGTCTTCATCAATTTCAAAATAATCCATTCCACTTCCTAGAGACTTTGTTTGGAACCGGAAATCAAAATCATATCCAGTTCCATTCAAAATTCTAGACAGTCGTTTCAAAATTCTTGGAGGATTCTTGAACTCGACAGTATCAAAACAACCCATTACTTATCCTTGTAAACGTATGATAAAGTTTCGGATGGCTTCAAAGCGGGTTTCAACTTGTTATACGCATCTTCTGAATCGCGGCAATAACTATAAATCTTTCGCTTGTCTGAGGTAACCCCGACATAAATTCCAGAAACATCCTTAGCAATTGTGAAAGGACGAACGTAAGACCAACGAACCATGATATTCTCCTATTCTGGGGAAATTAAAAATACACAATTTTCTTTTCCAACTCGAGCAACCCTCATTTCACCAATATTTCCGTTGAATGGTGGTTCTTCGAATGGGACAAACATTCCCTGCCCAACTTTTTCAACTGGAGCAAAAATCTCATATTTGTTGTTTTTACAAATTACGACTTCTGCTGTTGGTGGAACGGTTTTCAAAAATTCAATTAGAGTTCCAGCGTTCATAAAAAGTTGGAGAGTTTGATGTTATCTCCCTCTCCACAACCCCTTACTTTGCGGAATCGACTACAGAATCAACAACTGCTGAATCCGAAACAGAATCAGCGGCAACAGTGTCAACAATTGTGGTGTCAACCTTGGTCGAATCAGCAGCATCCTTAGAAGTCTTAGCATTACAAGCAACAAGAGCGATGGTAGCTAGGGTGAGAGCAACAAGAGCAATATTCTTCATTTTTATTTTTCCTTTATTAGTTTGTTTAACTTGCTTTTCTTGACAGGCTTTGAAGGCGCAAGCGATTCCTTCTTCGGCTTCTCTACAACTTTTGGCTTCAATTCTAATGGCGAACGCTTTGGTTCCACCTTTTCAGTCTTGACGACATTATTGGTATCAGCACCCTTGGGAAGTTTCTTATTTCCCGGAATGCTTGGAACTTCAGAACCACCAGTCTTATTTTCATTATTTATTTCATTCTTTTTCGATATATTACTGGAAGTCCTGTTCGCACGATTGGCTTCAGTATTATCTGTATCGGCATGAACGCTTTCTTCGGTTCCTCCCAATCCAGGCCCACCATCGCATGATTCTCCATCCATTTCAGAGTGATTTTCATCCGATTTCTTCTTTCGATGTTTGTTGTCTTCTAACTGTTTTTGCTTCTGTTGTTCGAAAATCTTATCATACTTATCAACAATATGGCCAGATGCTTTCTTGTTATGAATCAGAAAAACTTCACCAACTGGCTGTAAAATGACCCCTTCAATATCCCCGGTTTCACTCCAACAAACCAATTTTTCCGAAACTTCATCGGCAATTTTCTTCTGTTCTCTTGTATCATATGGAAATAACGTTGGCCCATCTTCGGCCCAAGGAAAATTTCCATTAATCCAATACCTATCACGTCCATCTTTATTGACGAACGCGATGAACTTTTTTGCTTTATTTACATGGTCCATCAATAAGCCTTCTTGAAAATTTCATCAAGCTGAGAGTTCATATTATCTCCATACTTTTCATAGTCATTAAGATAGGAAACCGCGTCCATCTTGTCAAGGCTCTTTGGAATCTCAACGTTCACATAATTGTAAGAAAACCCCTTGACAGATTCCGCCAAAGTTTCATATCGCAATTTCTGCTGCTCCTCAAACTGAACTCGAGCAAGACCTCCAGAAACCGGCGACACATATTTCAAAATTTGGGAAAGTTGAGACGAATCCTTTGCTTCTCGGAAAGAATCTGTGCCGTTTTTCGAATACCCGGTTCCAATGACAAGAATGCTAAAGTCATCCCATCCCTGGCGTCCAGCTTCTACATATGCGAAATCTGTAGCATCATTGTTAACTCCAGTAGCGCCATCTAACCAAACTTGTCGGTTCTCATCATCAATAACATGCCCAAAATAAAATGGCGCGGCATATGTTCTCGAAATAACATCTACAATTGGTTCTCTTCCGTCCTTCAGTTCCCACGATTTGAAAAAGTGAGTTCGTTCGTCACATTCAGACACGGCAGTTATCATCAGCTTGGTCTTCGAAGAATTCATCAAACCATTTCCAAACATCTGATAAGCAAAATTCTGAATATAACTTCTTGAATAAATTGGACGAAGCAATGGAGGACGAGTTAAATAATTCTTAACAAACGTCTTCCTACACACGTTCTTAAATTGAGGGTAATAATCTGAAGCAGTTATCAATCCAGAAGACATAACTGCTCCATTTATACCACCAACAGACGTCCCAACAATTAAATCAAAATATTCTGAAACCTTACAATTCAACAACTTCTCAAGATGACAAATTGAATAAAGTTGTAATGTTCCCTTTGCTCCACCGCCAGGAAGAACTAAAATACGTTTCATTTCAAACTCCTTGCTTAAAAAATTTCTTTATAGGACTGTAAACTCCATATAATTCAACATATTCTTTAATCACGTCTTGTTTTCCAAAGCCTTTAGTTTTTGTATTCTTTTCAGACAGTTTAACAAAATCCAATTTCATCAATCTATCCAAAATCTTCTTGTTCTTCGCTTTGAAAAAAATCCACTGTTTCTTTTTGTCTAATTTATCAGTCTTGTAATATTTTTCCGAAAAGTCACCATATCCTTGACGAAGAACCGCAAAATCCCAATCATAATCAAAATATTTCTCAGCTTGAACTGTAGCATTGTATTGAAATAGTTTGAAATCCGAATGTTCTACATCAGGTTGCTTTATTATCCGCAAATCCGTTCCAATTTTGTCAGTGGTCCAGATTTGAAAGCAGCAAGAAACATTGTAATCAGAATTAGCAAAAGTGAACGAATCATCATCTAAATCAATGTCAAGTACGAGCCTAGCATTTTGTTTAATGTTTCTCTGAACTCCGTATTTTCTAAATTGAATTGGAACTATGAATCCAACATATTTCGAATATTTTAATGATGTGTTAAGAAAATCAATCGCGAGTTTAGACTTAATACCAAATGGAGGATTGCCAATTATAAAAACATTCTTACTTTTTATATATTTCTTTATCGAATCTTTTAGAAAATCAAGCTTAACAATATTGGAATTCTCTGGAACAATGTCAAATCCAAGTTTTGTATATTCAATTAGATTCAGAAAAGACCCAGAACCTGCGGATGGCTCAACAAACAAAACATTTCCAACAATCTTGCTTGACAAAAAATCAACATAAGCATCGTAACAGAATTTTGCTACAGACGATTTTGTGTAATATTTGTCAAGATTTTCTCGTTCAGCGTTCTTCAATTATAAAATTCCATGAAGAGAGGAATATTTCATCCTCTCTAAGTTATTTACGATTCGTGGCGATCCAATGTAGCACAATATCCCCAATCAACAGGAGGCTTGTTACCCTTTCCATTCATCAGCCAAAGAACCTTCATGCCCTTTGGTGGATTTGGAGCAGGAGCGTACCCATCCGTATAAATGATCAGCCCGTCCGCCTTCTGTTTTTCAGCATATCGGCACATCATTTCAAAGTCCGTACCTCCACGACCCTTAACCTTGAAACTGTTCTTGGCCTTCTTCATCTTCTTTTCAATCAGCTTAATTTCTGTATCAAAAAGAACATATTCGACAGACGCCTTTGAACAAACCGAGTTGATGACTGCGAAGCCCTCTGCCAAATCTTCATCCGACATTGACCCCGACACGTCCACCGCAAAAATTACCTTTGTTGTGTAAATTCTGATGCGGCCAGGAGCCTCAAGGTCAAAACGACGATTGGCTTTCTTGCGTGAAGGAAGCGTAGCCGTGGTTGTGATTGAAGTGTTGAACCTGCGAATGATTTCCTTGTAAGAAATCTTTGGAGTGTTCGCCGCGACAATTTCTCCCATGAAATCGGCAGTGAACTTTCCCCACATCTTCGAGGAACCCTTCTTCTCATTCACCATATTCTGAACATCGGCATCAAGAAGGGAATTCTCTCCCCAATTCTTGTTGGTTTCGCCGCGAGGATCCATCATCTTCTTAATGGCATCCTTCTGGCTGTCCATCTTCTGAAACCCGTCTTCGTCAACAGGATTTCCATTTTCTGCCTTTTCAGAACTATTACTACCAGAAGGTTGAGCATTTGGATCAGGTTGCCCCTCACCACTTCCAACGCCCTCTCCTTCGCCGTCACCAGAACCATCCCCAGGAGAAGAATCGCCTTCGTCAGAATCTTGTGAACTCTGCTGGTTCTGCTTTCCAAACATTTTCGTGATATTTTCTTGAGTGTCTTCCAGATTGTCCATTGAAAGACGATAATACCTTTCGTAGTGAGAACCCTTTTCGAATCCAAACTTCTCAGGCATTGGTAGAACATCAAAAATTCCATCAATGTTAGGAATGTTCTTCATCGCCATCTGGTTCACAGTGATGTCAGAAGCAAGAGAAGCGACTTCCTTTGGATTCTTCAAACGTGTTGTTGTGTGACGAAGAAGAATCTTGAAACATTGATTCGCAAGCGTGTGTTCCAAAACTTCGTCGTTCAAAGAATTGATGAAGTTTGGATTGTACCGAATACAGACAGGAGTGGAACGAGAATCAATTCCAATAGTTTCCGTGTTCTTATCGGCGTATTTTTCGCAAAGGGACCAGACACCCAGAAGCATTGGCTCTTGTACGAACCAATTGACAACGATTTTGTCCATCCTCTTTTTTGCTAAATTTATGTCGGCCATTTCGCCCCTTTCATACAAATTAAATGAAAAGAGGAGAGGAATATTTCACCTCTCCTCACAAGGTAATTACACGTCGCCGCGCATCACCTTTACGAAACGGTCACCCATTGTCTTATTTGCGGCAATGATCATCGAAGGCCACTGCTGCTTATCGTTAAATGCGCGTGAGAACCGATCAAAGAAATCTGCGGCAACTTCCGGAGAAATTGTCTCAAGATAATTCTGAAGATTCTTAGCAACCATCGTAGTACGTTCCTTGGAAGACTTGAGCTTGCTGAAATTATCCTTGATCCAATACTCAATGTTTGTATTGAGTTGCATCTGGTCAAAGATCTGCATAGCCGAACAAGTCACCTGAACCTTATCATCCCACTTCTCGAGAATGTCAACCGGCTGAAGATTGTGAGCAACTTCGCGGATGAACTTTACGAATGCTGAAGCAGAACGGTTTCCAACAATTCCAATAATCATGGTCTGTAGATCCTTGACCTTCTTAGCATCCTTCAGTTCCGGAGAGTTGTTTAGAATGGTTGAAATACGAGCCCAAGAACGACGAGAAGGGAACACAACACCCGACTTGGCCGACGCATCCTTGGAAGATGGAGGGTCAAGATGGTCAGGATGTGATGAAATAAATGTGCGAACAAGGTTATTAATCTTGTTGTTAAATGCCCATTCAAGCCATTCGTCATTTGAAGGAGTGAAATCATAAACATTCCACCGATCAAGGAACGCAGGGTCAAGTTCTTCCACCTGATAATAACCATCATCAAGAGGATTCATTGCCGCGATGATCTTGGTGTGCTTGGGAAGATTTCGCCCATTCAGCTTGCGATTGAGAACCATGTCCATCACACACTGCATGATTTCTGGCTTACCACGATTTAGTTCATCAAGGAGAATCACAATCTTCTCATCTTCATTCCTTGGCCACCACTTAGGAGGAGCGAATTCAGTAACGAATGTTTCTTCTCCATTGATAACAGCAGGAATTCGTGTAGGAAGACCTATGATATCACCAGCATCAGCAGCTTGGCCAAGGAAAAGAGTGATAAGCCGATCATATCCAAGACTGTTGTTGACATCTCCCATTACAGGAGTTGTTCCATCAGCCTCAAACAGAAGTGCTCCGGTCTTCGGATCAGTCAACTGAGCAATCTTGGGGATGAACATTTGTGCTAGAACTTCTGACTTACCGATACCATGCGGCCCCTGTAGAAGAGTTGCTTGTTCTACAGGAGTGTGACGCATTACTTCCTTGATTTCAGCGATATTTGGCATTTGTATGAGTTTCCTTTGTTATGGATTGTGTGATGGTGGTTTTCTAATTCCCGCTTGACAGGCTTTTAGAAATTCGACAACGGATTTTTGTACTATATCAATCTTATCATTTAGAACAATAAGTGCCCTGAAGATAACAAGCAATAGTACAAGAATCGTTAAATTAATGAATAATAGCGCGAGAGTCATCAAAAAGCCTCACATGACGAAGAGCAGCGGCCTGAGACAGTCTTGAATCGGCCCTCTTTGAGTGATTATAATGAGTGCTTTCATTTGTAATCATCCAAGTAGGAATATTCAGGTCAAGCGAATCTTCGACATGGTAATCATCGATGAATAGATTGATACGATAATACTTTAGTGCGGCCTTCTTATCATCATTCCCAACGAAGGCGACATCTGAGATGATACCAGGGAACTCACGATGAATTTGAGATTCGGTTTCATTTCGCAGTCCCAGATCGCGCTTTGTAATCAGGTAAATGCGATGGCCGACCGAATGCCAATCGCGAATAGTCTGATAAGTTCCATAGATGCTTCGTAGACGACACATGAATTCGGGGTTCTTGAATTGCGCGAAGATATCATTTCTAATATGCTCCGGGAAATTCGAAAACTCCCAATCGCGAATATCTCGTTCCTTATAGTTTTCATTATACGTCTTGTTAATGTATTCAATGATAGGTAGGTTAAAAAGGGTGTTATCGATATCAATTCCAATATTCAGAAGCTTTGAACGGCTCCGTGAATTTGTCTTTGTCTGGGTTACAATGTTATCTAGGGTTGTCTTGCTCAAGTATAGTTTCCTATGTTTTGGTTTTGCCTGGATATTAAATCAAATTCATACAGGCATTTGAATTTGATTGTTTCGAGGTGCTATTAACATTAGTTTGGAAAATTTGGATTAATAACATATCCAACTTTTCTAAAATATCTTGAATTTAATTTTTTGACAAACTTGAATTTTTGTTTTAGTTCGCCGTGTGTTGAAAAATAGTTATGTAAAAATGAATAAGCTTTTAAGAAATATCCCCGGTCAGTTGAGGGCGGGGATTCTAAATAATTTCGGAACACTAGATGAGTTTCATTATCATCCAATATTTTTTGAGAATCGGATAATCTAACAACCATTTTTATTTTCAAAAATTTTTCCTTGTGTTGTTTTATATTCTAATTTTCATATGTGGTACGATTCTCTAAAAGAGTAATTATATTTTTTGAAGAAACGTTTATTTAATAGTTTAAGATGTTGTTTTTTATCATTCCAAGAAAATATGCTGGCGGGTTGGTTATTAAATGTTTTGTTATTATGTAACGCGGAATATGCGAACAAAAACCATCCTCGTTGGACCGGCGAAGCCCATACTATAAGATTCGTCTGATTTGTAGGAATCTCGTTTTCATCCGATGTATTACAAACATCAAAACGAATTTTCATTAATATGGGTCTTTCTTTCCTTCGACAACTTTTACTTGGTCTTCTAAACTCATTCTGGACTTATAATCTTTTCGTCCGCCATTATACATAAATCCATCAACCACGTCAAACAGGAAGCTTGATGGCATAAGTCTCTTGAAATTCTTACTTCCGCATTTTGGGCATTCGGAAGGGTCCACAACTTCGCTGATTGGCTTGTTGTGGAAAATCTCTTCTTCATGCTTACAATCTTCGCAACCATATTCATAAATTGGCATTATTCATCCTCATCATCAAACTTGAAATCTCCGAAATCACCATTCTCAAAATCTTCCTGAGTCTTTGGCCGTTCTACTTCAGGTTCATCAGCATCAGGAGCGATAACATGAAGACGGCCACTTTCTGTCTGTGCGAAAAGTTGTTCAAGCTCAGACTTCGAATCGTGGGGAATGTCTACCTTCGCTGGCTGTGCTGCATTCTTCTTTTCGTGTTCAATTGCGGCATTCATAGCTCCCATAATCTTCTTTTTGGTAGCCTTATATTTCATTTCAGCATCAAATTCATCACAGCTAAGTTCGCGAATTAGAGTGATTTGAACTCGGTTTAGCTTGTATGATGCCTTCAAATAATCATGAATTTCAGAAGGGATGAACAGACCAGAATCAGACATCACGATTTCTGAGAAAAAATCACCAACAGGAATCTTCATATTCTTCCCGAGACCGAATGGATTTGACTGTTCCTTCCACTCTTCACCAGCATCAGTTTCGCCAAGAAGCTTAGAAGTATCAATTTTTTGTTCAGTAAATCCAACAAACTCAAGGTAATAATACGTAGCGGTTTTGTTAGAATCCTTATGGCAAGCACATGTCATTGTTTGTTCTCCATGTCTAAAGTATAGCGAGTGATTTCTTCCAAGTCAAGTGTTTGTTTTATTTGGAAGATTTATGAGTTGAAGTGGGTTTGTTTTTCCAAGAAGACGCTTTGTGAAATCTTGACTAGTGTTGTCTTGTCATAGAATTCTTCGAGATTGTGCGCGTCAACATAACTCATTGAACTTCTAAGATTTGATTCAAGATTGTCCAAAAATTCTGATACTGGTGATAAACGAAGAACCCAACCAGATTCTCCTTCAATAGAATATTTTTGCTTGCCGGATGTCTTGTTTACCTCAGCAGAAGCCATTCCACGATAACGCTTATAATAAATTCCATTTTCGTATTTGTCTGGAGCGCCTGATTCTGGACATGCTGCGAACAGTTTTCCAATCATAATAAGATGTGCTCCTGCCGCCAACGCTTTACAAATGTCTCCATTAGTCTTGATTCCACCATCCGCAACAATTTTCGCAGATGATTTAACAGAAAGTTGGTGGCTCGTGTTGTATGAATTTCGACAATCAATAATAGATGAAATAATTCCTCTTGAGATACCTGTGTTAGTAGCTGTAGAACAAGCAAATCCTGAAGCAATTCCTACGCGAATATAATCACAGAAGAACTTAATTAGATTGAAACATTCCGCGTTTGCCACATTTCCAGCCCAAAGAAAAACTTGATTCCTATATTTTTGAATAGACTTAAGTTTTTCTCTGACAGCAATATTTCCACCATTCGCAACATCAATCAAAATATGTTTAGCTCCAGCATTTATATAGCGTTCAATCTCATCGTCTGGAGAATTTAATCCAATTACTGCTCCATTTGCTCCATTAGTGATATCTGTAATCTGTTGTTCAATCGTTTGGAATCTGTGAGAAAAGATAACAAACAAACGATTCGAACAAGATGATGCGAATGACTTTGAGAAAATTGAATCCATTGGCGCAGAGACGATTGGTAGAGAATGCCCTTCGTAAAATGGATTAACTTCAACACCAAATCTGGAAGAAATGGTCGAGACCTTCGGGTCAATTAGCACGTCGTTGTAAGATAAATCTAAGCCGTCTTTCATCTTCATGCTTAAGTATAGCCTCATCTTTCTTCCAAGTCAAGCTCGCATTTTCAGGATTTTGAAATGATGTTTGGAACAATTCTTGGATTCGTTATAGAAATGATAATCTTTGGAAGAAATCCTGTCAAGATGAAAAATTCTTCCAAAGATTGTTTTGAAGGTTTATCGTTTTCCGAGAGGAGGGAGTTTTATTGAATGACGCTCACCAACTTTAATGCGTCCTTCAGTTCCGAAAGCAACGTGGGTAGATTTTGGAGCGACATATTTCTCACCAGATTCTTTAGCCTTTTCTTTTTCCTGCTCAGCCTCAACGTGCTTCCGGGAAACGTTCTTCTCAATTGCTTCTCTGAGTCTTGGAATCCAGTGAACAGGAACCGCGAACTCATTTTCACCAAGAACTGTGTCAAAATCATTTGTCATAGTTTTGATGTGCTTGAATTTCTTTTTTGACGAATCTAGCTTGGACAACTTCTTTTCCAACCAAGTTCCAATCTTCTTTTTAACAGAATCCCCGGTTAGTTTAATACGAACTCCGAGAACGAATGGCTTATGAAAACCTTCCATCACACCAATATCTTTCACTCGGCACTGTCCAATCAAAAGGAATGCTTTAGCTCTTGCTTCGCGTTCCTTGCTTCGGGAAAGTTTCTCATCATCTTTTTCAGTATCGTGAGTTTCAGCATTTCCCAACTTGCCGGATTTTAGAGAAGTGATGCCCAAAGTATAGAACTGCCCTTTTCCAATACCAGCAGTCTCAACAGTATTCATCATGAGTTTTGGGATATAGTGTTTGTTGTATTCTTCCCAAGCATCTTCTGGAGTTCTTGCGCCTTTCAGAATCCATTTCGCCTCAGCAGATTCGGATTCAATATCTACAGCATCTTTTGGTACTTCGGCCACGGGAACCATTTCAACACCAACTTCCCCAACCGCGTCAACCGTCTCGGAAGAATCTGTCTCTGATTTGAATTGAGACTCAGCAGGAATTAGTTCTTCTGCTTCTGATAAAAACTGTTCAAGGTATTCTCTAAATTTCATATAATAGTCCTCTTGAAACTATTTATGAATTCTATGAACAATAACGAGTAACATTGTTTTATATAGCCTCATCTGCGCTTTCATATTCACCCCCAACGATTTTTAAGTTTCCAGAATCTCTTCGTTGGTTTTGTTTTCGAGACCCAAGTTTTCATGGATTCGAAATAACCATAAAACTTATAATGGTATTCCGTCATGCCGTACCAATAAGTATGAAATTTTAGTCTGACTTTATGGCTCATCTTTGTAATCCATTCCATAATCAGGCAATTCAGATGGCTTGATAGTTCCTGATTCTAAAATAGCAATCAGGCAATCAAACTCCCTTCGTCCAACATCTCCATCATAATCTTTTTGATGACGATAACAATATTTTATCGCTTCGTCTACTGTCATTGTTTCGAAATTTGGAATGCTCATAGATTATCTTTCATATAAATGCTTCCGGTTTTTAATTAACTTAGATTCTTCTTGTTCAATTAAATTCTCATACTGTTTTATTTTTAGTAAGCTCCTATTTTCATCTCTCAATGCTTTTGGATTTAAATTATTAAGAATACTATTTGTATAAATACCATTTTCGTATCTATAATTTCCTTCAAGTCTAAAAAGATTTGGATATTTATATATTCTGAATTTTACTTTCATCATAACCGTCCTGTAATAAAATACTTAGTAAGCTCATTATATTCTGTTTGAACTTGTTTCGTCAATGTTTTTAATTCATTTAACTTAAACTTGTAACGATAAAATGTTCTTAGTTTTCTATAGTCGGCATCATGAAAATAAAAACCATTTAATGTGCCGAAATAATCCGCGCCAATTTTCATTTTTACTTTCATAATACCCCTGCCGAACGTTTTTCTATTTCACATCGTTTTCCCAAGTATCCAAGTTCTTTTATTACATCATTATATTTTTGTTCCAGCTTCATCACATTTCTAAATTTTCTACAATCTAAAGATTTTATTCTAAATGTTTTGTTAGTTCTTAATATGTATGACGAGCTATCATATTTTCTTATGGTTAATCGTATTTTCATTATATTCTCGTTTTGAAATTTAATTTTCTATGTAATCTAAAAGTTTTCATAACATCTCTGATATGGTTATTGAAGTTGTAGATTATGTAATTTTTAGAACTTTCAAATGAGACATATCCGCCGTAAGATGGGGTAAAATTAAAAATGCATGTTCCGCCTGTCTCAATTTTACGAGAATTCATAACAATATAATCTGTATCATTATATGGGTTTTTTTTAATATTGAAAATTATCTTCATAGGATAGTCTCGATTTTAAGTTTATCAAGCACGATACCAGTTTTTATAACTGTTCTTATATTATCATTAAAAGAAAATGTTATAATTCTCTGAACATTGTTTTTGTCATTAATAGCATAAACATATCCTTTGAGCCAGTTTGACAAATTTATCATATTTTTTCCAGGAATATTATAAGACGCGATAAGTTGATAATCTCCCTTATTAAATTCATGTTCAACAATTATTAATCTTACTTTCATATTGCCATCTCATACTTTATAGGTTCGTGATACTTATATCCAGTAATCTTAAAATCTTCAAATGCCAAACTTTCAATATCTTCAATCGTTTTGACATCTTTCACAATGTCAATCTTTGGGAATTCAAATGGTTCTCTATCAATCTGTACCAAAGCATCGGGAACATGATTTTTATAGACATGTGCGTTGGCTGCTTGAAATGTAAATGTTGCTGCTTCATACCCAATCATTTTTGAAAAGATGTGAGCCATAATACTAACATGTAATATATTTAACGGAACTCCACATAACATATCAGCAGACCTCATCCAAAGAAGTGAATGAAGTTCTTTTCTTTTTTCGTCAAGATTGAATGAATATAATGCGTGACAAGGTTCAAGGACACCTGTTTGAGTTTGTCCGACATTGTAATTGGATGCGAGGATTCTTCTGCTTCCGGGGTCATTTTTCATCAAATCAAGAATCTTTTTCAACTGATCGATTCCGGTTCTGTTATGATTGTCTCTCCATTCAATCCAATCGCCATTCCAATTTCGAAATTGAAAACCATAGAGAGTTCCAACAGAATTTTCCGGTACAATTCCTTCAAGTCCTCGGTTCTTAATAAACTCTTTGGTTGTGTTTCCATCCCAAATATGAATGTTCTTTTCTTTCAATGAAGTAATATCAGTTTCACCACGAAGAAGCCAGAGGAGTTCTTCAATCGCACCTCTATAAAAAGTTCTGCGTGAAGTCATCAATGGAAGTGTTGAATTTCTGAGATTGAACTTCATCTGAACACCAACATCTGTGAATGTTCCGACTCCCGTTCTATCATCTTGTTCATATCCATTGTTGATGATATTTCTTACAGTGTTCAAATATTGTTGTTCTTCAATGTTCATTTTTATACATCCTTATTAAAACAGAATCTTCAATTTTATGCGAAAATCAGCATATTCATTATCTTCATCCATAACTTTTAATTAGATTTTCATTTTAGTCTAAGTATTTTCTGTTTTAGATGATTTATTCTGGAGTAATAACGTAAGGATTTCCAATTTGACATTTTAACCCAGGATTCATCCATTATAAAACAACTTTCCTGATATGCTCTTATTACAAATGTTGTTTTACGAATAGTCTTTCCAATAAAATTAAAAATATCAAGCTTAGATTTAGTTATTTTTAATTGTATTTTTAATTGTATTTTCATATATTAGTTCTATAAAAATGTTCTGGAATAACTACAGAATTATATAACTCATCATCCAATTTCCAATCTATTTTTCCAAGTCTCGCAGATTTTATAAATTTCCTAACTTTCTTATAATCAATATTTTCATCATCATATACTCGTATAGCTTCTACGGTATTTGATTGAACAGAAAATTCAAAAGAGCCTCTAATATCTTCTGCGAACTCCGAAATTTTTGCTACAATTTTCATACATTCCTTTAATTTTCAAACCTGACTAATTTTAGCATTTTATTAGTTTCTTTTTGGAATTCTCTATGTTTTCGTTTTATTTTTGTAATTATTCGGTATCCTTTTATTGTCAAGCCATCTATTCTCGGAATCTTTTTGACGCCCGTAATTCCAACATGACAAAATATTCCATCACCTCTTCGTATGTTAATTGAAATAACGTTGGAATTGTATTGAATGGTATGAATTGAATGAATCCAGGCATTTGTTGATATTTTTAATTGAATTTTCATATCACAGTTAGGGAATTCCTCCAAAAAAGAAATGGGCTGAGGATTCCCAACCCATTCTCCAAGATAGTCATTTGGAAGATTTTAGTCAACCCGTATTTTTCTTGGTTTGTTAGATTCGGCTGCTGGGAGGGTGATTGAAAGAACTCCATCAACCAAGGAAGATGAAATTTTTTCAACATCAACACCCTCACCAATCTTCCAACTTTTTTCGAACGACCATTTAGAATAACCGATTTTATTTTTTGCTTTGACGGTCAGATAAGAATCAAGTTCAACAGAAACATCTTCTTTTCTAACTCCTGGCAAATAAACAAGAAGTTCAGTTCGTTCATCATTCGCAACAACTTTATAATCAACAGTTTCAATATCAAAGTTAAACATTATTTTCTCCTATATTACGGCATTCAAGCCACATCATATAAGAGCAAACGTCGTGCCAATTAATTATTCTTGAAACATACCAATTTGTTCATAGAGTCTTGTTTCATTTTGGAATTTCTTATTTTCACTTGTTTCATTTTGAAGCGCAATCAAATGTTCGCATACTTGTTTACAAAATGTTTGGTATTGCTCAAGAGTCCCGTCATTTTGATAGACATAGTTCCAGTTAGAATAATCATCTAGAGCTTTTTCAGATTCGTGTTCATTCACAACATCTGTTCTATCAAGAGTTCGGTTTATTCTAACTTTGACAACATTCATGATTTCATTTTCAAGTGCTGTTATTTCTGACGGGAATCTTACATCTGTCACGAATATAATATCGCTTTTTGAATTTTTGATATTTTTAACGAGTTCATTCGCCCAATAATTTTGATCGACTCTATTTCGGAAAACTTCAGTACCATAAATTTGTAAAAGGATTCTTGTCAGCTTGTTTTTATTTTCAAACCAATTATCACCAATCGTGTGAAGTTCTTCCAGGTTTAGTGAATTTACATAATCGACTAATGGTTTGAAATCTTCTTTACATCGTTCTTTGAGCAATCTGGCGAAATAATCATATGAGACAGAATATTTGTTTTTAAGCATATCAATACAAATGTCTGCGAATGTATTTTTACCAGATTGTAGTTTTCCGGATACGAGCACCACGGTTTTCATATTTTACCTTTCAGAGTAGATAATTAAATTCCTGAAATGACTGAATAGACTTGTTCCATTGTTTTTTCAGTCGTAGCTTTTATTACAATTTGATTTCCTGTATCGATTCTATATTCCATCATCTTGAAATCAATATCATTTTCAGTTTTTATAATTTCTGATAATGTGTATAGTTTGTAGAGATAGGTTCCAGCATTTTCTTGATTTGAATTTTCTCGTGCTAAGAAAAACATCAAAGGAACTTCATCATTCAAATTCGAACTGATTGATTTGACTTTTTCTGATTTGAATTTGGATTTTTCAGAGAGCAACGCAGGTTCTTTTATTTCGCCTTCACCATCAGCAGTGTATACGATATATATTGGAAGTTTTGTTTTTCCGAATAGAGCATGGGCGAGAATATCAGTAATTCCTTTGATAACTTTCTCAGGTTCATTCATTTCAGTTATCATAGATTCAAGAGTTTTCGCAACTGTATAATTTCCAACAAGAGCATTGAATGTGTTTTTTCCAACCGAATCAACTGTGAAGAAATCAATAAGCGCACGGCAATTTCTGACATTATTCATCTTTGTTTCAATTGATTTTAGAACAACGTTTATTTTTTTCATAGCGTTTTTCGCTGATTCAATTTTCTCAGATTCAGATAATGCATCAAATTTAGAAACAAGTTCATCATAAGAGGTTTCGGCTTCAGTGAGAATATTTCCAAACAACTCAACAGCGTATTTGTTCTTGTTCTTGTTTGAATTTGAGGATAATGAAGCTACGAAATTTCTAAACCATTTTGTACTATTCTTAACAAACTCAACAATTTTTGTAATTAGAGTTTTACCAATATTCTTTATCTGTTCTGCGCCTTTCTTGATTGATGATAAGATACCTTCAACAATTACAGATTCGCCAAGTTCTTTTCCAGCTTCTTCTCTTGATTGAAGTTTGTAGTTTGCCGCGATGAATGACGTAACTGCGCCAATTTGAGAAGATGCGTCACGTTTGAATGAGATTTGATAGAATGTTGCTAGATTCTCACCAACGATAATTGAGCCATCTTCATTTGGAGTCAATTCGTTTTTTTCAATCAGGTCAAGCAATTTATCAGCCGGAACATTGGAAATTGCGGCGTCGGCAGTTGATGGCTTGTTAGATTCTTCAGCATCATTTGAAGTTAGTTTTCTAAATTCTGATATTGATTGGTGTAAAATGTGCGGATTTGAGATTTTATTAGAAACGATTGATTTGAAGAACATTGAGCTTCCGAGCATCAACCGAGCTATTTGAATCCAGTCCATCACCCGGAATTTTTCATTGTTTGATTGCTTGATGAAATATTCCAAATCATCCGAAGCGTCATTGGTCTTCATCGCATCAATCAAAGGCTGAACAACTTTTCTGAACTTATTATCTTCATGAACCTTATCAAAATCAACATCTTCAAACTCATCATCGGTTCCATAAAGGATTCCAAGGAGCTTATCAAATATTTTTTCAGAATCAATAACGAGACCGACTGCTTGAATTGCTTCTTGTCGTGCTCCAGTCCATGCTTCGGTAGGGATATTCTGTTCAGTCAATTTCTTTTCAAATTCACTCTCAGCTTTTTTCACAGTTTCGGAATCAATTTCTTTAGTCTCTCCAGAAATTGAACCAGCACCATAGACATATTTCTCTAAAGTTCCCGCCTTGGCAACGAATTCAAAAACAGTTCCAGTGTCCTCATTTTTCAAGGTGATTGACTCCCATCCTTTCAAACGAGCTAGGACTTTCTTTCGGGTCAAATCATAATCACCTTCAGCTATCAATATTCCTCTAGCTTGAGCATCAGAACCTTTTGTTGTATAACGATTTTTGTCTCCAGATTCTCTAATTATTTTTTTTGATACAAATAACGTGACACCCGGAGATTTTTCTGGAGGCATTTCTATTTTATCAGATACAGGGATAAATGTAGTAGCAGTATTAATCTTTTCAGGAGAATCTTGAACCAAATCAATCATTGTTTTAGAAAATCTCAAGGGCTTCTTTTTCTCAAGAAGGCCATTCAGAATGTTTGTTTCTTTTCCTTCAATCAAAAGAAACTGTTCAATCAAAAAGTTCGCGCCATCGTTATAAAAAGAATTAAAATTGCTCATATCATTATTTATTCAATTTCATCTTTACCATCATCTAAATCATCATCTTCAAACTGTTCTCCAAAAATCAATTCCATAACTTCATGAAAATCCAAGTTTTTAGATTCGTCTCCATCATATATAAACTCTGAATCTTCTTTATTTGTGTAATCTATTAAATGACGACCACACATTTCACAAACCATTGGAGTCTTTGGGATGTCTGCTTCTGTTTCAAACTCATGATAATTTCCACATTCACAGTGAAGTTTTAGGAATGGTTCTTCTGTTTCAAAATCTTCTTCACTCTCTTCATCTTCGTTTTCGTGGAGGAACATTGCGACTCTATAATCAACAATTGCTTGAATTTGTTCTTCAATGGTCAAGTTCCTACGACGAACATTTCCGGGAAGAATATCATTAAATCTGGCGGATGACATGATAAGAACATAATCAAACATCGAATCACCTAGATCGAACATTGACATTGCTCGCAGATACCCAACAAGAACGTCTCTATTTTTAGTAACCAATGGAACGAAATGATTCCTTGGATAAAAGTCACTCATACTCTGCCTCCAAATTTTTTACAAATCTCTTTCTTTTGTTCTTTTGAAAGCATGTTCATGATGACTTTTGTATCTCTTGTTCCTGATTCATAATACTCAGCAATTTTATTCTCAACATCTTCCGAATCGTCTTCCTTACTTTTCTTTAGATATGTGAACTTTATGTATCGTTTCGGAAGAGAATTAAACCAAAGATTGTAATGAATATCTTTTGGAATATCATATTTACCAGCTTCGGCAGCCAATGGTAGGTAAAGATTTATCATAGATGCCAGCCGATTTATCATATAAGGAGAATAACCATTAACATCCTCCCGGCATTCCTGATTTAATTGAATTTTCTTACTTGTTAAATTTGTCCAATAATCAAACAGCTTTAATGCCACAAATATCCTTTCTATTCGTCATCCAATTTGTTGAAGTGAATGTTTCCGTCTCTAATTTCTCTCTCAATCTCGTCTTCAATATAATGAACTCTAGCTCTCGTCTCAATAGCAATTTCTCTAGCTCTGCGATATGAAAGTGTGAAAAGGTAACGACATTTATCAAAAACTCTATCATTAGCTTCATCAACATCAACTCTATCAATGCTCATATCGTCTGGGTAGTTGTTATCAAAATAGTCCTTAATCATAGCATGTGTCACTGAAACTTTTTGGTCAATAAATGATTCCCAAAGGTCCATAGTGATATCCGCAAGGTGGTTTTGCTTAATTGATTTCTTGAATGTCTTTTGTTTAATATCTTCAAGCATCAAATCTATCATCATTTTATAATTTTTGAATTCTTGGTGATTTCTAACATCAACATGGCTCTCATTATTTCTCTTAAGCAATTTCGCAAATTCTTCCACATACATTGACCGAATCTCAACAATCTTCTCATCAACAAAATTCATCTGACGAACAATAGTATCTTGCTGAGTTTTGAATATTTGCTTCTGTTTTTCTGTAATAAAACTTTGTAGCTTGTATATTAAAAGATTTTGATTTGCTTGAGTAGATTCATTCGGCGGAACTACTTCAGGAGTTTCTTTTGGAGCCTTATCCTTTCTTCCAGGAAAACTTAAATCAATTATCCCCAAATTCATCTTGAACGGTTTATTTGTTAACATTGAAACTGCCCAAACAATAAAAACAAAAACAAATATTAAAATCGGGGTAACGACATATGAAATTAAATTAGATGCTCCAAAGATTGTCGAAAGAAATTCAAGCACTAGCAAATCCTCATAATATACTAATATTTATCGCTTAAACGAATTGACAGAAATTGGAAATTGATACCCCTTGTTAATCCACTTGTTTATAAAAATATCCTTATTATTTTTCCAAGATTCGTTAAAAATTCCCATACCTGCTGACTTATGTTCAACCAAAATATCAAGCACTCCAACATTCGAACCGTTCTCAAGAGCAGTTAAACAAAAATCATAATCATAGAAATCATAAGATGTTGGAAATGTTTCAACATCAAACTTCTGCTTCTTCAAAAGAGAACCACGAACTGCCATGAACAATCCATCAACAACTGCCAAATCTGTAAAATTGCCAGCGACTCTATTCATGTGATATTTGTTCGTATCATCTTGCCACTGAATCAAATGACCACGATGAAACTGCTGATCACACAACCACCAGCCAGCAGAATCAAACAAATGCGTGGTTCCAATAACTCCAGCAACATCTATATTTAATTTTGAAAATGCGTATTCCAACTTTTCATTATAAGCTTCATCAAGAACCGTTACATCAGCATGACAAAATACTACAATATCATTATCATCAAGACCGTTGTTTTGGTAATATTCAATTCCGAGATTGTATTTTTGAAAGATACTATTTGGTAAATTGTTCTGAGTCAAATGCTCGTTGGTGATGTGAACAATTGGGTGATTGAATTTGAACTTTGATTTGTTGAAAAACGCATCAAATCCATCAGTATCATGCCTAGCAATAACAAACTTAATCATTTAGGTTCCTTTCCGTAAAACTTAGGAGATTCGGAATAATAGCCATTTGATTCTCCATCCCAAGTAATAATATATGCTCCAGGGGATTTATCTGTATTAATAAAATATTTGGTGATTGTTCTACTTCCGCAGCCATCTTCTTCCGAATCCGAAATCACGTCAACAGATGTAACTGTATGTCCTATAATATCTGAAAAATCTGAAGTTTTTGATTCGTCAATAACTACAAACTCGCAGCAATCTTGGACATGAAGTGTATAAAACTCCCAACCATCAGAGCACTTAAATGTTATTTGTTCATTTCCATCTCTGATAACTTCTGTGATTGTCTTACCCTTAAATTTCTCAAAAGCGTCATTTCCACATATGTTATTCCATCTTGACATTTTAATTTCCTTTGTATATTGTTAAGTTTTCTCGTTCGCTTATTTTCTCAAGAACCATTTTTGTTATTAATTCTTCTGAAGACTTTGTTCGTCTACCAAAATCTCTTTCTAAACAAATTTCGATTGGGGTATCGAATTCATATATCTCCAAAAGTGCGATTGGGTGATTTTTGAAAAAAAATTCAACAAAATCATTTACATCAGTTAGAAAAAAATCAATAATATGAGTTCCATCTGGTAAATCTTCTATGAACTTTTTTACAGTTTTCCGTTTATCTGGAGTATCAAAATCATAATATGTTCCTTGAAGAGATTTCAGTTTCGTGGTTTTCCCTGAACCTGGGCGGCCATATGCTACGATAAGTTTCATAGTTCTATATAATATTTTTGAATAGTTAGAGGTTGATACATTGAATATTGCGGAATTTTCGGAACTGCCCATTCACCATCCTCGCATTTGTTAATTACAAATCCCTTACTATGTAATATATTCATCATCTTTTTAATCCGAGCTTCAAGATATTCAATTTTCTCTTTTTGAATAATATTAAGAACTTTGATAGGAATTTCTAATCTGTTATCAGTAAAAACAAATTGGAAATGTTCCATCAAAACAAGCCGAGTGAAAATCTCATTCAGAGTTTCTTCAATCGTTTCATCTTGAAGTGCTAATTCTCTGTAATATTTTGGGGATTGTAACATGTTATTCTCCATAGTATCGTAATGTTATTAGTAAATTTATGGTTTCATATGGTGGATTGTAAATATAAACAACTTTGTATCTGCGGAATTCGTGAACAACTTCGTCAATATTTCTGAATTTTCTCGTAAATGCTTGAGCCGCAACACCTCGTTCTGTAATAAAACAAGGAACGTTCACATCAACAAAATCAACATCTGTTTTTCGACGGCACCAAATTTTAATAATGTTGATATTTGATGTTTGTTTATTATCTACAACAAATCTAACTTTCATTTCATCATCTTTCGCATGTCATTAATTTGCGAATCAAAAAACATTCCTTCTTTCCTCCACAACTCATTTTCTTTTTTGTATAATATTGTTGTGGGGGTTTTCTCAATATTCATAATCTCATACATGTCTTGATTCTCATCCATATCAATTAATTCCAAATCAAATAAAGATTGAAGTTTCTTAATATGGTCAAAACATGTATGACACTTATGAGAGAAGCAAACTACAATTCTAAACATAACTCCAAATCTCTTCTAGCTTATCACTTCCGGACAATATCTTTTCAAAAACAATCTCACCATTCTTATAAACACGTACAACTGGAATCAAATCAACATTGTAGTTTTGGTAAATTAATTCAGGGTCTAGTTCGCATTCAATAAGTGTGTAAGAAATATGAGTCATCAGCTTTTTTTGCTGTTCACATTTCTTACACTCTGAAGATGCGAATAGATAAATCCCATCTTTTTTAGAGATATGGAATTCTTCTGGGGTCATTCGAAATCCTGCTTAACTAACTTGATGGAAACAATATCATCCAAATTACCTAGCAATCCCGAACCAAAACTAATTCTATACGTCCCATCCTGATTTTGCTCAAGACTTAGAGACGTGTTTGATGATAGTGTTGTTTCGTACTTCGTAGCCTTAACAATTTTCAGCTTCATCGTTGTACCATTTGCTAGAGAAATTTCAAGAACTCTCTTCTTACCACCTGTATATTCTGTTACTTTCGATGCCATTGATAAACTCCATTTGTTATAACTGCCAAAAAATCTTTCTCAAAATCCTCAGTTCCAAACTCATATTCTCTTTCATGAGAGTCAACAAACCATTTGAATTTGTTTGAGAAAATATCAATCGTTATTCGCATGGTAATATTGTATTCTCCAGCGACGAATAACTTATAATTCGAAATTGACGTTATAGTATAATTAGCCATCGAGACTATGCTAAACAATTGAGAAGTTGTTTCTTTCCACGGCACCAATAAAGTTTCAGCCCTCAATAACGGAACTGTAATGGTGTTACAATATGTCTTCAACTCATCCAAATTATTAATCATATGTTCATCAAATCCAAAAGAAGTGCCGCAAATGGGATTTCTTTATCTGCGCTGAAGCTTGCCTTATATTGCCAATCAGCTATCGTCAAAATTGCCTGCCCTTGTTTTTCTTTTGGAAGCCGAGGGACAAGATTCCGATACAATGCGATATACAAATCTTCAAAGTTATAACCAGAATCAATCACGAACTGGCGAGCTTTTAAGAATTGATTGTTCAGCACATATTCATAAAATTCTTCTTCAACTGTCTCAAGCCTAAAAATTCCTTCGTCAATATGCCCTGAAGATAGAGAATATTGCTGAAGCGTCGTCAACATCTTCCTCATATCTGGGAAAAGTGTTTCAGCAAGCTTCTGACAAACACCATCTTCATATGTAACATCTTCGGCTTTCAAAATCTTCTCAAGACGATCTGCAATCTTTGGAATCATCTCAGTTCTCATATCTTTTGTCGTTACGTTAAAATCATATTCCTGACAACGAGAACGAAGAGGCTCTATAATCTTGTTCACATAATTACAAGTCAGAATGAATCGGCAACTATTGTGAAATTCTTCAATAAATGCTCGCAAACCAGCTTGGAACTGTGTGTTGTTTGAACCATCCACCTCATCCAGAATCACAACCTTTTTCTTTCCCGACAATGACTTTCCAGAAGCATACTGAGTTATCTTATTTCTCAGAACATCGATACCTGTATCTTTTGAAGCATTAATGTAAAGATAATCAACCCCAGCTTCACCACAAATAGCTTTCGCCACTGTGGTCTTGCCTGTTCCTGGAGAAGAAGAGTAAAGAAGGAGATTTGGAACATCTCCACTCTTTACAATCTTCTTAAAAGCTGTCTTATGCTCTGTTGGGAGGATACAATGGTCGATTTTCTGAGGTCTGTATTTTTCAGTGTATAGAGAATAAGTAGCCTGTTTTGACATTACTCAACAGTCTCCTTGGTTTCCTGCTCAACAGGCGTCACAACCTCAGAAGCAACTTCCGTTTCTGTAATCTGTTCAATTTCAGCATTTTCAGGAGCTTCCGTAGCGAGCATTTGACGAATCTTGTTAATCATCAAATCATTCATCCTCTTCTGTCTCTTCTCAAGTGCTGGATTTGAAACAGTCTTCTTCTTTGATGCGCGTTCCATAGCCCGACGAGCCTTGCGATTATAAGACGGCATACTCACATTAAAATGAGGATTCTGCTTATAAAAATCGCGGAACAAACACTTACAAGGAGTTGGAATATTATCTACAGCGTCAATGTTTACATATCCACGACCATAGCAATGCTTACACTTTGGATCAGGGTCGTTGATTGTCTTACCTTCTCTTAGTGAAACGTACTTGATTCTTTCAAATGGAGAAAGTGTATCAAGGTCGATTGTTTCTCCGGTTGTTGGATTTAGAAGAACTGTAGTGTCCTTGATTCCAGAATACTGTTCCCCAGACTCAACAATTCCCGGTTCATACGTATCATCTTCGTACTGAACTTGCGACAATTCTAAGTTTTCGTTTTCTTCCATTATTCTTCAACCTCCGCAATATAAATCTCAACATCAACACCAATATCGTTGTTCATTGAAAGGCGAACGAGTCCAGCCTGAAGAACATCAACACGGTATGAATACTTCGTAGGAATTGTGCTTAGAAACTCATCGGAAATCCTAAGCGAGAAATCTTCCTCAACAGTCCTCTCAAGAGCAATGTCTGTTTCGACAACATTATTTGACTCTGTGCTTGAAATCTCAATGTGGGCAGTCTTCTCAGAGAAAGAAATCTTGAGATTAGTTCCTTCCTTGGCAACCAGCGACCGAAGCTTCTGGAGTTCCTTTAGGTCATCAACAGAAAGAACAAGAGTAGCATCAGGTTCACCAAAATCAATGTCAAATCGTCCACCCTTAACAATGTCGGTGTCGGATGTTTGATAAAGACCCTTCTGACGACCATTTCCAATCTGAAGCATTCCATTATCATCCTGAGACATAGAGGTAGCATTCAGAGTAGAAATCCACTTATAGAAGTCTGTATAATTGTAGAACGCAATCTCATCTCCATCAAAATCAAACGACATATCTTCCGTAGTTAGAATGTATGCGATTGTCTCTTGTGGATTCTGAGTCTTAATAACAACCTTTCCATTATCCTTAAAAAGCTTGATTGACTGATTGATGGAAGCCAGTTCATTTACAAGAGAAAGCACTTCCTTATTAAATGATACTGACTTCATTACTTGGCCCCCTTGACAACAACTTGGCAGAATAGGGGACGATAATTAAACTCTCCTCTTGATTCTCCACGAGACCGCTCTTCGTAAAAACCATCGCGAGTGAATGGCTGTCCATAAAGTTCGAAGCCTTCTTCAAGGGCTTGTGTTACCTGCTCAGAAAGCTTGGTTGAATTTGAGTCTGCGATTAGCTTATATTCCATGTTAGGTTCCTTTTATTCTGAGGGGTTTGTTCTCTCCCTCACTAAATCCTATCATGGAAGAATAGCCTCGTTAAGTCAACCTACTTCCCAGAAGAACCTAGCTTCCCATCTCCTCTATCAGTTGTGTTGGAAAGAAGTTCGGAAAGTTCAAGTTCGACAACATTCGTCTTAGGAACAGGTAGAATAACAGCTTGGGCAATGGCTTTTGAATATGGATAATATGTTACATAATCGTTGTTTTTCTTATTCAAATCTTTAGTAATACATAACGCTTTTGTATTGTGATTTGTAATTGCGATAAACCATTCTCCACGATAATTCGAATCAATCACACCACAACGACGACCCATTCCCTTTGACCCTGTAGAACCGCGCTCCATAATTTCAACAAAAAATTCCTTATCAAACATACTAACCAAGCCTGTAGGAATCATTACCGTTTCATGAGGCATAATTGTAATGCTATCTTCTTCAAAGTTCGCATAGATATCATATCCAGCGTTTTCATCTTTCTTTGATGGGATTTTGACTCCATCTCGCATCTTCGAAAAATATATTGTTGTTTCCATATTTTCTCCTTTGGAATTCATGCGAAAAAGAGGGAAACCATGTGGTCGCCCTCTTGTTATCAATTCATTAAGTTTTCAAAAATTCATCGTTTCTCCATATGAAGCAGAATGAATGTTTGGGATTTCATTCTTCAGCATATTGGCAATTTCAAGGATTCTTTCGTATGTAATAGTGTTAATAACCTTTTCAGCCTTATGTTCTTCAATAATCTGAATAATATTTCCAAATTGATAGTTCAAAATATTTGTCTTTATTATAATATTCTTTTGAGATTCTAATGTATAATCAAACAAATCTCGTGTAATGTATACTTCTGGATTTCTCAACATATCATAAACAACATTTTGAATTTCGGATACATTTTCGGAAGTCGTATTGGCAATAAAATACCAAAGACTCTTTCCTTGAAATTCAATACAAAACGAACCTAAACTATAACAAAGTCCTCGTTTTTCTCTGATTTCTTGATAAAATGGAGTATCAAGACCAGAAGATAACATTATTGATAGAAAATTCAATTCACACACATCCATCTTGTTCGTAATATCAAGCCATTCAGCCATCATTCCTGACTTTGGAAATGTTGAATCTCCTTCTTGAACAAACTCAGTCTTTCCAGGATTCGCATGTTTCATTTCATTCTTAAACTTAACATCAGAATACATCGCTTTGACATTCTTCTTACTATTGCTGGTGATTCGAATGATTGATGTTGGGTTCTTGAAACGTTCCAGGAACTTCAACATCTTCTCATATGTCACGTTCTCAATATCGGATTTTGCGCCAATTGGACTGTAATAATTGAAATACTTGCGTTTAATGTTATCCCAAATAGACCCTTGGTCAGAAAAGTTCTCAGCATATTCCTGAAGAATGATATTTCTCTCAGATTCGAATTGTTCCTTTGTTGGAGTAAATGACAAAATATTCTTCAACTCAGGTTCAAGCATTTTCAAATTTTCATCAAGTCCGTGCCAATAAAAAATGACAAAATTATCATATGTAGCAGCATTGTATGAAATCCCAAGAGCCTTAATCTTTGGGAGTAGATGGTCAAACGACTTACAAATTAGATGCTCTGCGTAATGTGAAAGACCTCGTTCACCTAACTTTTCGACATTCGAGGATTGCCCAAAATAATAATATAGACATCCCATTCCCTTGACATTTGATTTCTCGTAATATAATCCTTTTTTCAATTAGTTTCCTTTCGTGATATCATCCATTTATTCATAAAAGCAGAAATGTCATCTTTTACGAAATCCGCAACAGTCTTACATTTGAAAACAATTTTATTTCCCTGTTTTGATATTCGAATGTTATTGCTCCATCGAATATATTCATATCGTTGTTCTCTTGTCATCCAATTCTCTCCAAAATCTCATCCAAGAGAATTGGTTTATATTCAATATCTTCCACACCAACATTAAAAGCTCGTTTGTTTTCTCTGATTTCATGTGGAGAGTTGTGAATATGCCCGTGAATTAAATAATCAGTAGCAAACAAATCAAGAGGATGGTGAGAAATTGTAAAAGAATTCCCGCGATATTCAAACGTCTCCACAAGTTCAGGGAGAAACATTGAACATCTCTTGTCATCATGGTTTCCAAGAATGAAGTATTTTTCTCCAGCCAAGTTCTTGTAAATGGTTTCTGATGCTTGTCTCTTAGGAATTCCGTATTGAGAAGAACCTACAACAAAGTCTCCAAGAAATAAAACAATATCATCATCTGTTACAGTATTATTCCAATTTTCGAATAATACTTTGTTCATCTCATTGTAATCTGAAAATGGACGAGAACAGAATTCCAATATACGCTGATGATAGAAATGTGTATCAGAAATACAATATATTTTTTTATTTTCGTTTAATTTAAGCATATTTTCTAATTCTTTTTAATGTGTTGAATGAATACCTGCGCCGGTTACATCTATCACGGGTAAAGTAATATCTTTAGTATATTCTAAAATTTGTAGAACTTAATGAGAAATAAGTTTGTGAAGAAACTATATGAAATTGTATTTTCATTTGAATTAGCCTATATTAAATTTGTTACGACGAATCCTTCCGGTTTGCGACCAAGAAGGCCATCTAGAAAACTGATAATAATATAACAAGTTTCCTGTAATGTTTGTATAAATTAATTTTTCAATCTTTAGTTTTATTTTCATAGTATTTTGAAAATTGTGTCATCTTTCTTAACTACGAATCCTTCAACATCTCCAAGAATTCCAGATTTCAGCATTTGTTTCAGCTTCCATTCAACCATTTTTCTAACCGAATCCAACTGTGTCAGGCAGCTAGCTTTCTTCTTTGATTGTAGCATCGAAAGAATTGTTTGTCTACCATACGTTTCTAAAATATTGTCAAACTCTTTCAACTCACAATTAAGACAAATATCATATTCTTTTAGTGTCGAATCTACAAATTTTATGTTGTCATCACTTATATTTTGAAGCTGTTGGAAAATGTTTGATTGGATTTCGTTTCCGTTTTCATCCACAATTTTGATAAACCCGAATGTAGCGAATGTTCCAAGTTTATCAATATCATACCAAGTTTTTACAAATCTAATTCGTTCTTGGTCAACCGTTCCAAGATTTGTATACAAGCATTCGCAGACAAGTTTTTCATTCTGATGATTTTTCAATATTTCTTGGATTTTCTCATTTCTTCCAAGATTTTCAAACAGAGATTCATACGCCTCAGAAATGGCGTTCTTTTTTCCAAATTTCTTTTCGGTATAAGAATTAAACACTCCTGATTCATACACGGGGCCTGAACGAGACGATTCTACAAAAAATCTTCCATCATATCCAAAACGAAATCCAAATCCATCAAGCTTTTCTGAGATTGAAGAATTTTGATTTGTTAATTTTTTTTCAGGAATGCTTAGAAGAAACTTAACAAACTCTTTATCAGATATTTGGTTTGTTCCTGTGAGATATTTAATTCCTTTACGTTTTGTCTGTTCCATTTTTCTTACTTTCTAGATTTTTATAGAATTGTTTAATAATGCTTAGTCTTACTGGTTCAATTTCATTCAAGTCATTCACATCAATTCCAAATAACTCTTTCATCAATTTCTTATATGCTCGGAACTTTGTGTAGAAATCATTCTCATTTATTCCATCAACAAATTCACCTTGTTCGATTTCTTGAGCAGACTTTCCGAACAGATGATTGAAAAACTCTTCCTCAATGTAATCTGTGTCATTTGGAATATATTTGTTAATCAATTCAAGGCATCCGACAAACGAACCAAATTTATCAAGTTCGGAAGCATTTAACTCTACACCGAAGCATATTGTAGCAATTTTTGAGATATCTTTAATGTAATCATACGTTTTAGTGTCAGTTTCTATATATGCTGGTTTTGTGCCATTCTCTTTGCTTGGGAATTCATCTCCATTTTCAGATACGAAGAATTCTGCTCCATGACGATTTCTTGCTCTTTCATATTTAATCCGAACTCCCTTGTCCACCGAGAATCCTTGAATGTTTGTTCCTTCTACTTCTTTTTTAGAAACTCGCCACTTGAAAGTTTTAGGATTGTATGAAGTGACCAAATAGATGTTTGATATTCGTTCTCTAGCAACCAAGGCCCGAATCATGAATTTGTGAAACACTCCCTTGATGCTTTCTTCCAAATCATTCCAGTCCGATGAATGCGAAAACTTGGCAAACTGGCTAGGAACTTTGTTTTTGAAATCAATCGGCTCAAAATCAATCTGAACATTCAAACCTGTAGGAATGTCGGTGAACAGGGTGTTTGTCTGAATTGGAGAACGACCACCAAGACCAACAAGCTTCAATTCCCCAAATGTTAACCCCGAACTTCTCTCAATATATTCAATCAATTCATTTTCATAAGTGTTCGGGAATTGGATGTCAATATCACCAATAGCCTTTTTAACCTTTGAGAATTCTTTTACGGCCTTGGTGAAGAAATGTTTTGAAGAACCTGAAAACACTTCATTGTTTTGAATTAGCTTTGTGTAATCCATCCAGAACAGATTGAAATTTGACATGTTATTAAAAAATTCAACGAGACCATTCTTGATTCTGGTTTTCAAATCATCAACGTCTTTCGTATTCATTTCGGAGATTTGAAGCTTGTCAGCCGCAATGTTTCCAATCTTAAGATTCCCGCCCATTATTTGCCTCCATAAAATTGCTTGAAACTTTTTGTCATCAGATTTCGCATAAATTCAAATGTTTCTTTATCATATTTCGTCAAGTCTGTGAATGTTTCAAAATCATTCTCAACCAAAGATTTCCTAACAAGAGTTCCGGAAACTTCTCTCGGTCCAGTATAAACAAGTGCTTCCGGCTTTCCAAAATCCTTGTTATTAGAATCTTTAACAGGTTCGTGTCCAAAAATAACAAAGTGCCTATCAAACATTGTTTCTCTATCAGGACCAACAACAAATACAGGGCGTTTGATTTTATGAATAAGTTCTTTAATCACACCCATTATGTTATTTGAATCTGCTTGAATATAACCAAGGAAGCCATCATCTGTAACAACTCGTTCTACAATTTTCTTCCTTGCTTCTGGAGAAAAAATATTAGCGTCGTATTTTTCAGCAATCTTATCATCACGCTTTGGAGATACAATGTAGAATTTATTAATACCGTTTTTCTTCAACAAATTTAATAAACGTGCGTGGCCATTTTCTCCAGTCCAAGGCGAGAACTTTCCAAACACAACTCCGATTGGTTGTTCTTTTTCAGAAATCAAATACCTGGGAAGTTTTATAGTTCCTTCGCCATTCCTATTTTTAACGTCTATGTTTATTATCATTTCGGATGTATCTCATTGTTATGAATTCGGAAGATTCTTTTACAATAGAATCTACCTTGTATGGGTAATGAATCAAATTGGGAAAAATAACATCTCCAGCATACTTATCTTTAATCCATGAAATTATCAAAGAGTCGCAGATATTTGTTTCGAGAAATTGCTTGTAAATACTCAAACCCCCAACTACAAAAACATCTGTTCTGAAAGATTTAGCCTTGGTAATTGCTGAATTGATATCATTACACACAGCAACATTTCCAAAAGAATCAAATTCAGATTGAGGCTTTGAAGAAATGATAACATGATTTCTGTTTGGTAGAGTTTTCCCAATTGACTTTAGTGTATTCGCTCCCATGATAAGAGTCTTGTTGGTCGTCATTTCTTTGAAGAATTTTAGCTCTTCTGGAATGTGCCAAGGAAGCTGGGAGCCATTACCTATGACTCTATCATAAGTCATTGCGGCAATCAAATCAAAACGCTGGCATGAGTTCCGTGAGTCGTTCAAGCAGTGGTCCTTTTTCAATGGTGATAGCGGTCATGGTTCTGTCGCTCCTGTAACGAATCTTTACAAGAACTCCAGAGGGTGATTCGTCTGAACTGTCGTAGATTTTCAACCAAGTTTGTTTTGATTTTGAACCTTCTTTATTTACTTCGGGAGACATCTTACAACTCAAGTCAATTCCTGTTTCAACCAATGCTTCGACAAATGACTTGAAACCAAATGTTCGGAATTTTCCTTTTGTCGTACCATCTATCGACAACAGAATGACGTCATTTCCAAGAGTGGCCGAATTTTTGATTCCTTCTGCCAATCTTGTAACAAAGGTAGCATCCGCTCTCTGGGTTGTCAACTGCTTTTCCATCTTTGAGCAAATGTACCTGAAGTAATCATCTATATCTTCCAAAGATTCTGCTCCAGTTTTTCTAAAATACGAAGAAACATCAATTCCGCACAAGTCATTCCAAAACTTTATTTGCTTATCTTTTTTATCAGCGTTATCATGTTGAGACAATTGCTGAGTGTTTCTTGTTTTAATAGAAAAGTCAAACATTGGGATTTTCTTGCCATCAACTTCAACCCAGACATCAGTTTTTACAGAATTGTTATTTGATAATCCATCCGCAGCAATCTCAATAATATTTTTCTCTTTATTTGTAATTACCTTTTTAACATAATTAGCAACATGGTCAGAGTTAACAAATGCGGCGACGGAATACATTTCTTCTCCAAAATCAAGAGAATAACGATGGTTTTCAGGATCGAATTCTGTAGTTCCTGGATGGCCCATTAAATATTCCAAAGACCGATTCATCAATTTTATTTTCAATCGTAGTTTATCTTTAATATTCTTATCTTCCGAATCTTTGACCATGGCATAATTTTCATGAATTGTGACGCCATTTTGTTTCAAAGAGCCTACAGTATAAATTGTTCTTAGAAACTTGATATATTTTTCAATGTCGGAGTAAAAAACTTTATCTCCGCGTTTCTTAAATTTTAGAAAGATAGCAATAGCAACAAGAGCTTCTGTTACAAATCCCTTATTTTTTAATGGAGTAGCTTCGAATAAAAACTGATAGCTGTCAGAAAACATTACAGTTCCTTATCAACCATTCCCCCAAGAGATGCTTTCTTCTGAACCAATTGGGCGAGCTGCTTATTCAAAGATTCAATCTGCTTTTTCTTCGCATCAATCTGAGAGTCAATAGCTTTGATTTGAGCCAATTGCTGTGGATTGTCATCTTCATTAACTTCAGTGGTATTAATCATTTCAACATATTCGCTAAATTTCATTCTTCTCTCTCCGGGTTATATGTTACGTAAATATAAAGGCCATTTCGTTCCAAGAAGACCGGGTACATAAACTGTTTTCCTATCAATTTGTCTCCTTGTTTCTCTTCATCAACACAACTCAAAGGACCATCTTCAGTATCATCATAAGAATATTTTTCTTTTGAGCGACCAATGCTATAATCTCTCAATTTAATTTGTTCATTTCTAATATCTTTTTCAGATGGCACTTCTGTCCACTTTTTACCAGCAGGAAGTTTAATATATTCTTCAAGCATTCTAAGATAAAATTCCATAGGGCTCGCAATTGTTGATGTTGTTGGAGGTTTGACATTTGATTTGATTACATACCAAACTTTATACCCACCATCATAAGATTGAGATGATTTTAATGAAGAGATTGAAAACTTATTCGCTTCAGGGGCTCTTTCAAACATTCTCTTCAAACCTTTAGCAACATTTTCCATTTTCAAAAGTCGTTCATCTGTCATATCTATTGCTGACATGACTTCTTCGAGAATGAGTTTCTGGAATTCAAAAATGTCCATACCAACGGCTTTTGTGACGAGCCAATTAAATACAGCCAAATCCTTATCACTAGCACCAAACTTAGCTAAGAATGAATTTCCTAAAGATTTGAAAACATCTCTAAAGCCAACACGCTTAGATAATTTGTACTGCTTATTCTTTTCAATTATATCATTTACAGCGTCAAGCAACTTCTTCAAACCTGTTGGGTCTTGCTTGAACTTATTATAAACCAAATTCTTCGCAGTTTTTATCCAGAGAGGAAGAACTTTTGTGCCTGGAATTGCGTTTGTCAATTTTGTTCCAATTTTAGCACCAACATTGAATGGAATTAATTTGCCAACAGTTTGCTCAATTTCGGGATTGTCTGCGGTTCCACCTTTAACTTTAATAGGTTCTCCAGGCCATCCAAGAGCTAATGTCTTTTTGTAATTGTTTATGAAAATTTGACGCTTGCCGGGGAATGGTTCAGTTGCTTGAACATTTTTGGTTCTATTAAATTCTCCTGTAGCTGATGTTGTTTTATCTTGAGATGCCTTTTTAACAGCAAGAACATTACTTAACGCGCTTGTTACCTCAGCAGTGGGTTTTCCTTTTGTGCTAATTCCGCTTTTTTCTGCGAGTGTGTTCAGAGTTCTTCTTTTTTCAACACTTGTCATTTTATCAACTTGGTCTTTTGGCATTGATGCTCTAAGTAAAATATTAGTAATTGAAGTGATTTCGGACTTATCTTGTTTCAAAATCTTTATAGCATCATCAATGGACGAAGCCTTTTTACCAATCGCAGTTCTTAGATATGAATTCAATTGAGACATAACACCATTATCATTATTTTGTTTATGAAGCTGAATAATTGAATCTGCTGTAGCCGATGGAAGAAGAGATGTTAATGAATCTATCTTTTGCTGGTCTAATGCTTCGTCCAGCCTAGCAATGTCATTTTCAAGTAGGTAAAGCGTTCTATAAAGAGTGTCACTATTCATAGAACTATTTATGGGTCATTCATCTACCTTGACAATATATTCTTTAGAATCTAGATTGTTAGATATCCAGATGATTTTGTTTTTATCAAATGTTCGTTTTAGTACGACTTTGTCTTTGGTTCGTTTATTGTTCAAATCTATTCGTTCATCATAACTGGAAGTTATGTTATTTCTGAATTCGCTCGTTTCGCTATCAGTTACAAGATTTCGTTCTTTATCATATATGTTGTAATATTTTGGATTCTTTTTGTCAACTATAAAATATTGATTGTCAAATTTAACATAACCTGTTTTATTAAATTTTTCAACAACATCATCAATTTCTTTTTGAGTATATGTTGGATAAGTTAATGGAATATCTTTTGTTTGACTTGAACTTAATCCGGCAAAATGTTTCGCAACTTTTTCTGAAGAAGTCCAAGACTGTAAAAATCTTGGTTCGTCCATTATTTCCTTGGTTGCCCCTCTATAAAGCGTTACGGTATCACCTTTTATAGAATCTAGAATTGGTTTCATTACTTGTTTTATTTCTTTTGCGACAGAGTCATTCGCCTTTATATGTTTTTCTAAAGTTCCACCAACCCAATTAGAAGCTTCCCAAGATATTATAGCTTGTTGAGCTTCAGAAGACAACTTATCCCAAGCTTTTTTGGATAAAGAAATTTGGAGACTTTCAAGAAAATAAAAATCTTTGAACATCACTTCTTTACTCCCGAATAACTTAATTTCTTAGTAGGTAGAACGTTCCTGAATTCTTTTTTCAATTCAATATATGTATCATGAATAAACTTTTTGTAAACATCTTTCAAATTTCCGGCAAGATAATTTATTCTTCTCTTTTGTTTATCATTATCTAACAAAATCTCACCAACTGGATATTTTCGTTCAAACATCTCTTCTGAAGAAAATAAGTCAACCAATCTATTATTCTTTTTTACATACTCAGGAATATCAGATTTTTTGTATTCTGTATCATTTCGCAAATTCTTCAAGTCTGACAGTTCTTCAGATAGCCAATTTTGAAATAGAGAGTATAATTCATGTAAATACGCTTCTTGTTCTTTTTTATCTTTATGCCATTCTTCTGATGATAATGTTGATGTGCCATATTTAGACGAATCTTTAGAATCTTGAATATAATGAGTTAATTCATGTATCAGAAGATTTTTCCAGTGAGTTCTAAATCCTTGATATGGAAGTTCGGTTTTTGGGTCAATAAATGGTAAATGAATTCCAAGAAAATATTTGTCTTGGTCAAAGTATGCTCCAGCTTTTGTTCTATATGTATGTCCATCTTCTCTAGTAACCGCTAATAGGTATGGTGTTGTTGAATCATCACGATATCCATATTCAAGATATAATTTCCCATCTTTCAAGTGAGAAAAAACCGAATCTTCTGGAAAGTTTATTTTCTTTATAAAATCTTTTAATGGAATATGATAATGTCCTGAATTACTATATTTATATTTCTTAAGATAATCTGGATTCTTCTCTGCTGAATATTCTATCTCATCTAATAACTTTGATAATTTTTCAGCCAGGGTCTTAGCAATGTTATATTCTTGAGAGGCTTCTGATAGATAAAATTCTAAAAATCTCATTCTTCTATAGCTCCTTTGATTTTATTTTCAGACGCGACAAATAGAATATCTGATTTGTGATATTCGTCTGAACCAATATCATGCGAATCAAGTTCTTTAAAATTGTCACCATCAAAAGCATAAACATATTTTGATTTTTGAAGAGACGTCCAAACATTTAATGAACCTGAGCCATCATCGCGTTTGGTTAAAGAAGAATCTGAAACAAGGCCACCGAAATAATCTATAGCAGAAATATATAATCCAGAAGCAATTCCTTTATTTCTATATTCCGGGCGAACAGCAACCCATGAAATTTTTGGATATTTCAATCGTTTAAGTTTTATACTATCATCTGTGTCTAATTTATTTAACTGTAGAACTCCAATTATTTTAGAATTTCCATATAACAATTCTGAAGATAGACAATATACATCTAGAATATTTTTACTTTTATTCTGACGTATCTGGTATACAGTATTTCCAATTTTATATTCTTTGACTAATTTTGTTAATTTATATCTATCTTGAATTCCGGACCAATGATCAGGACTCTCAGACCAGCCAGAATTTGATTTGTTAATAGATGGCATTTCAATAATATATTCTTTTTTCGTGATATTATAAGCAGATTTTAATTTTGCTTTTCTGACTATAATTTCACTACCACCTGTCAGTTGGTCTTTGTCTTCTAGATTTCCCTGTATAATATCAGATGGATTGATTTCATATACCAAAAGTAATTCTTGTGGGTCATCTGGGTCTGAAGATTCTGTTGAGTAATAAGCTCGAGCGTATTTCTCCGAGGTTCCTAGATATATTTTCCCAGTTTCAATTGTTCCTTTTTTAAGAGAATATTTAACTTTATTGTCTGCGATTGAGTATGCTTGTTTTCCATCATAGTTTACAATTTTATAACCAAGATGAGTATTTTCAGATTCTGTCAAATAAAAAGTTTTGAAGTTCATATAGTTATTTATTAAAGAACCAACGCTACTTGAACTCTAACTCCTTCAACATAATAATCTAAACCAACAGAATCTACAAACTGCTGATAATTACAATCTAGAACAACATCATAACCTTTTTTATCGCAATATGAATAAATTTCCAACATTGCTCGAACACCATCTCCAAGCTTAACATTAATTTCTGGAAGAGTTAACGTTTTTATGATAAAGTTTGTTCCGTCTTTTCTGAATTCGAATTTCTCAACTTTCAATTTCTTTGATAATGAAAATTGAAGAGGTTGTTCCGATTCAGTTAGATAAAGCTTCTTGAAACTCAATCGTCCACCTCATTTTTAAGAATAACAAATCTTTCATGACGATTGCTTTTTACTTTGTTCCAATCAACTTTTTTTATTTTGCTATAAGTATCATCATTATCAAAAGAATATGTGTAAAATGGTTCCGCCCATTTCTTGTAAAACTTAAATCCTTCCGGGGATAATGTAGTATCAACCAAAATGCCTTTATGATATGCCATTAGAAAATTATGAAGCTCTTGTTGAATTCCTTTTTTCAAATATTCGGGAGTTGTGTACATCCATCCTACCATCGGATATTTGTTGAAATCTTTAGCTTTTTTATCAAGGAATTTGTAAACTAAAACAGCGGCAGGTTTTCCATTCACAACATAATAAAGATATATCTCATCTTTTATATAATCTAACATTCGCATCTCAATATTATCTATTTTTTTAAAAAGTTTTGATTCTTTATATTTTGTATAGAATCCTCCAATTTCCGGTTTTGTATATATTGGCATTTTTGCTGTTTCACCATATCGGTCATCAATAATTGGCGCTTCGTTTATTTCATTATCAACAGCATCTACAATTTTAATCTGCTCTGGTTCAAACACCCAAATTTGAGCTTTGGCAATATATCCGTCATATCCAAGTTTTTTGAATTGTTCTATAGCCATTTTTCTAGGATTTCCACCAAAAGCCTTGTTCATGACATCTACAAACACGTCATTAGGAATTGGATTTTTAATATCTAGTTCGCATTTTAACGTGTACTTTTTACCTTTAGAATAATCAAGTGTGGAATTTTTATGTTCAGGATGTTCAAAATATTTTTCTGGAGTAAAATAAAATCCAACATGGCCTGTAAACTTATGGTCAAATGCTTCAAATTTAGAATTGGTAGAATGGTAACCAATTAGTTTTTGTCCAGACTCCAAAAGATAAAATTGTTTGAATCCCATCTTTATTTCCTATGTAAAAGTTTTCGTTCAATCATTTTATCAAGAACATCATTGTCAACAAATTCTTTTACAGTTTTTCTCTTATATTTCTTCATCAAATCAATAAAATCTTTAATATATTCGCGATTTACAGATGTTAACATTTTCCTACTACCATGAACTTCGCGAGTTAATGCCCCAATAAAATCCGAACGATACACATCATATCTCATAACATCTTTCAATCTTTTAACTTCTTTCCCATCCAATTTTTTATCATTCATAAGTTTATTGATAGCGTCTAAATCGTTAACATATTCTGATTTAGGGTGTTCAAAATTATAATCATTATCAAAATTTAAATCTAATGGTTTCTTACCAAGCACAAAATTCTGAGGATTGTCATAAAAGAAAATTGGAATGTTTCGCATCTTAGCTTGCCAGTATAAATTTACAATATGCTTCTTTCGGGCTTCGTCTGACAAAGAATCCATCAGCAACACATTAATCTTTTTGATGAATTTAGAAACATCCGAAATGTGGTCTTCATCTGACCAAAAACGTTCCTCTTCTTCACTGTCTTTTCGTCCAGCTTTCCAATAATCAACTGGAGCAGATTTCATCTTTGATTTCAAATAATCATAATCAATTTCAAAATAAACATCCTTCATTGGATATTTTGTATTTTTAGAAACCCCAAGGAAATATGAACCTGATTTGTTTCTCATAGTTGACAAATAATAATATGTATCAGCTCCCATCTCTGTCTCAACTTTTGAAACATTTGGAGATAGTTCTAATGAATTGTTCTTCAAAATAGAAATCATTTGATGAACATCTAAAGCATGATATACTTTTTCCAAAGACTCAGTCAAATAAAAATTCTTAAACTTCATGTAATTATTTATGAACAAAAAAGGAGAATCAAATGACTCTCCTTCATTCAAACAATTTCAATCAATCTTACTTAACGCGAGCAGAAACCCGAACAGTCGCGATGCCAGGAATTGCCTTCAACTCTTCAAGCTTGGTGAGATACTTCTTGGATGATGGAACCGAGCCCTTTCCAGCAAGAATCGCGGCTAGAACCTTGACAGAATCATCGCCATTCAAAAACTTTCCGGAGGTCATCTTCTGCTGAGCTATGGCAAGATCCGCCAAAACTGACTTCTGATCGTCCGAAAGATTCTCCTTGGAAATGGCTCCCCAAATGTCCTTAAAAGCACTCTGAGACTTTGAGAATAGAGAAACGAGCTTGTCCTTCGCAGCAACCGCGATTTCCTTGTGAGACTGAGCAACTTCCTTAGCATCCGCCCACTTTTCCTTAGCTTCCTGTCCAAGATTCTTAGCAACATACTTGGCGTCGGAAGCAAATTCCTTGCCCTTCTTCTTGATGTCTTCAACCTTTTCATCAGCCTTGGTGTCCAGACTCTTGAGCTTTTCAGCGACCTTTCCAAGTCCAAAAAGTTCGTTCAATTCCTGCTCCATGAGATCGAGAGATTCGCACATTGTTGGAAGAGAAGTTTCCTCAACAGATTCAAGCAGTTCAGAGCAAACCATTGACACGTTAACATATTCATTAAACTTCATTTTATTCTCCTGTTTGATAGTATTTATAAAAACAAAACCCAACTCTTTTGAAATTGGGTTTATTAGAATTATCTATCCGGTTATCCGCATTTGCTGTGCGAGCAGTCTAGGCATCGAAGACATCCTTCTTGATAAATCAAAGTCCCCCCACAATTTGGGCAAACCGCCTTTACCTTGATACCATCTTTAATATACACTTTCAAAACACGAGCAATAACTTTACTAAATGAATACATATCACTATTTTCATCTTTTTGTAATTGCTCTGTTAGGAATTGTATTGGAGTCCCATGCCGCAGTGCCAATGAAATTAATCTTGTAAATTCCCCTTCTGTTGGATTTTCAAAAGTTTTTACAATATCCTTAATCTCAACCAAATTTCCATCATCAACATAAGAAACATCGTATATTGAAGACCCGTTTGATTTCTTAGTATTGTGCTTTATAAGAGTTCCCTTTGCAACCTTCTTTGGAATCGAAACAAACTTAGACAATCCAGCGAAAGTTTCATAAGGTTTGCCATCATACAAGCCAACAAACACTATCCAATTTTCTCCCTTCACCTTAATATGATGGATGTCGCATTCAAGTTCGTTTGGTCGTTTTGGAGCATCTTTTTGTTCAAATTTAGTTTCTTCTTTCTTTGATTCATTTGTAACAAGAACTCCGTCTCGACATCCATCGCGGTATACTGTGAACCCCTTACATCCAGTTTCCCAAGCTCGCATATAAACATCTGCTACGAGTTCCTTGGTTGCTGAATTTGGTAAATTACAGGTCTTTGAAATTGAAGCGCACACCCATTTTTGAGCAGCCGCTTGTAAATCAACTGAAGCCATCCAATCGATATCTTCGGCAGTAGCGCCAAACCAAGGAGATTTTGTTTCATCCGTTTCGCCTGTAATTTTCATCCAATTTTTCAATTCGTGGTGATAAACTGTATAATTTATAAATTTATCTCCAACATCATCAACAAAATCAGGTTCTACATTTTCATTAGGATTTAACTTCTTACGACGCTTATATGACAATCTAAATACTGGCTCGATTCCTGAAGACGTTTGAGTTACTAAAGAAACTGTTCCTGTAGGTGCGGTAGTTGTTAGTGCGATATTTCTGCGTCCATACATTTTATACATTTCTTGATATTCTTCTGGCAAATTATCAATAATCTTTGAAATGAACTTATGGTTTTTTTCAAGTTCGTATTCATAACGTGGGAATGCTCCTCTGTCCCGCGCCAATTCAATTGTTGATTTGAAAGCGGCGAGTTCAAGAGACTTATAAATTTTCTCAACCAGTTCAATAGATTCGGATGTTCCATATTTAATTCCAAGGGCGGCAAGAGCATCACCAAGAGCAGTTATTCCCATACCACACCGTCTACCGGACATACATGCTTCTTTAATACTATTCCACAACATCAGTTCAGTTCTCTTAACTTCATCGCTTTCAGGGTCATCTTGAATTTTGTTGATAATCTTCTCAACATGTTCAAGCTCAATATCAATAATATCATCCATTAATCTATGAGCTTTTTTACAAACAATATCAAATTCTTCCCAATCAAAATAAGAAGTTTCTAAATATTTGTTCTTTACAAAGCCCAACACATTCATAGCTAGCAAGCGGCACGAATCTGTTTTTGATAATGGGAGTTCCCCACACTGCCGGTTATTCAAAAATATAACACTATTTCTATCATCATTCAGAGCAAATCCACCGACGAAGAAATTGTGAAAATCATCTACAGTTCCATTATAAACTGTTTCATATCCATCTTCAACAACCGACACAACTCTATGATTGTGATATTCAGCTTTTTCTTGAATTTCATCAAAAGACTTAAATCCGTATTTTGTTCTTAGTCTAATAGGAATATTATTTTCCTTACAAGATTTTTCCAATTCCTTTAGCATTGGTTTTCTTCCAAGAATTGCCTTCAATCTTGTATATTCGTCAAGAATCTTATTTTTTGTAATTTCTTGTTTTTCAGAATATGTTTTTTTGGTAGCAGCAACTCGTTTAGCTGTTCGTTCAGAATTAGAATTTAGATAAACCATTGAGCATTTAATTGAACATATTCCCTGCTCACGATTCCAGAATGATACCCAAAATTCTTCACCACAAACTTCACAAATCTTCTTAACCAAAACTTCAGAATTTTCAATCTTTGTTTCGTATCCTTGACTTTCTGCCTTCGCCTGAGTTTCAAGAAGGCGTGTGTCATAATTCTGGTTTTCTAATCCAGCTATTTTGGCCGCGACAAAACTCAATTCCACAGGATTTGTGTATTCTTCAGTTTGGCGGAATTTTGTAAACAATTTAGGAAGAGAATTTTCTTTAGCGTACACTTGCCATTCCTTTGAAGAGAAACGCCTACCTAATTGCTGTGTAAATTTAACAGCATGTTCTTTTATTTCGTCATTTGTTATTTCATACACATGGCCATTTCCGAAACCAGACTTTACTTTTGACATATTTTCTGAATATGCCTTCTTTTTTTCATCCGACCATTCTGTAGCTGCTCTACGCATTGGATTGTTATCTCCACGCATCATTTCGCCATGATATTTGTCATGAGCTTCGCGTGTCATTGGTTTTAGATTGTCTGGAGCATTATTCTTTGAATTAAAATCTATATGATGAATTACAAGGCCATCAATATCGCCATAAGAATTTTCCGCAATTAAACGATGTTCTGTTTTTATTTTTGTATCATTATCAATCCAAAAATAATGACTATATTTTGAAGTTTTACGAGTATCAAATTTATACGCTATTGAATCTTCAAATCTAACAATTGTGGATAACTGGTCATTGAACTGTAAATCTTTAACTTCCTTATATTCACCGCTCTTTAATTGGAATTTGTGATTTCCTGTAGTCCTTACTGAATTTCCATCATCAAATGTTACTTTATAAATCTTCTCATTATGGCCTGTTACTCTTGGATGACGCATCTTTCGAATTACCACGTTGTTTTCAGAATCATAGCAAAAAACATCAACATCTTCACCAGCATCTGAAAGTTCTTTTATAGTTACAATTCCCCGACCATCAGCAACATAAACTTTTGTATCCCCAACTAAACATGGATTTGTTGATATTGACTTGAATTCAGGATACGCATCAGCAGTTCCATTATTCAAAACATTATCCCAGAAAAGAATTCCCGGTTCGGCAGATTCCCAAGCGGATTCAATAATTTGATTCCATATTCTACGAGCATTTACTTTACGAGAAATTTGTGGAGAATCTGAATCAATTGGCCAACGCTGTTCATATTCAGTATCATTTTTAACAGCCGTCATAAAAGCATCTGTCAATCTTACAGAAATATTTGCCCCTGTAACCTTTGTTTTGTTTCGTTTAATATTAATAAATGTTTCAACTTCTGGATGGTGTACCGAGATTGACATCATCAAAGCTGCTCGGCGGCCTTGAACGGCAACTTCACGGCAGGTATTGGAATATCTTTCCATAAATACTCCAATCCCATCTGTAGTCTTTGCCGCATTATTTGTCTTCAATCCCTTTGGGCGAATTGTGGAAATATCAATACCTCCACCGCCGCGCCTCTTATAAATTTGTGCTAATTCTTGGTCAGATTTTAGAATACCGCCATAAGAATCTTCTGGAGAGCCAACAACAAAACAATTTGAAATACTCATTAATTGAGAAGAGTTTCCAATACCTGCCATTGGAGAACCTTGAGGAACTACTTTATCAAAATCCTTTAACAAATTAAATATTTCATCTTCTGTCATTGGATTTGGATATTTTCCTTCAATCCTAGCAAATTCTGTAGCAAGTCTTTTGTGTAAATCGTCAGGAGTAGATTCAAGAATATTTCCATCCTCGTCTCTTAGCGCATACTTGTCAACAAAAACTGTTGCTGCCAATTCATCACCTTCAAAATAAACGATACTATTTTTGATCGCATCTTCTCTCGTCATTTTCTCTTTTTCTCCTTTTTAATTGGTCTGTCAAAAAAACAGATTATCTTCATTCAAAATAAAAAACTCAAATCCTTTTCGTTTACAGTGTATTTTCGTTGTTTCCCATTTACACACATTTTTCGCATATTCTTTCATAGCGTTCACGAATCTTTTGACGGCTGCTCTGGTTTTCTTTTTAGGTTCTTTAGGTTCTCTCATTTGTGATTTTGGTTTGATTTCTATGAGGTATATTTTTTTATTTCCGTTATTGTCTATGAGTTCTACATGGAAGTCGATGAAGTATTTGTGTTGTTTTCCGTCCACCAATTGTTCGACCCAATCCGGGAAGTTTGGTGGTTTACAGAATATATAATCAATGTAATATGGTTCGTATGCCCATTTGATAACGTTTTTATTTTTATCGCACCATTCCATAAATCTCAATTCGAAGCTTGATTTATATTTTGGTGTTTTGCTTCCGAAATATTTTGCTGGATTTGTTAGATTATATGTTCCTTGTTCATATGCTCTTGGTTCGTAGATTCGCATTTTGAGCTAGTATTTTTAACTATATCGACAAAGTCAGTCATTTCGTCAAGCATGGATGACATTTTATGTTTGACGAAAAAGTTAAAAATTTTCCTTCCTTCAATTGGTTTGTAGGAATATTTATGATATGATTCTTTTATAGATTTTTGGATGTCGATGGGGATGAAATTGAAATCGATTAGTTGTTTATTTCTAGTATAATTAGCCATAAGTATTGAATTTGAGGTGACTGTTATTAGACCTTCGCTGAGGAATTTCGCGGCTTTTACTGGACCGCATTTAGGCATGATAGCTGGAATATTATCACCTTTATCTCCAGTCAGGCATTTAATTTGAAGAGCTTGTTCTGGGTTTGTTAGGTTGACGAATTTCTTGTCTACTGGATTGTATTGTTTTACATTTGGGAGTGAAAGGAGTTGATTTAGGTCTCGGTCTGTAGAAACGAGGATGACGTTTGATGGAATTTCTTTTGATAAGATAGCCATGATATCATCTGCTTCCGACCTATCAACTTTTAGCCAGCAGTAATTTGACAGCAATTCCTGGAGTTCTTGAAGGAATGTTTCGAGCACCGGGAAGAACTTATCAAAATCAACCAAGGAAGAATCTCTGGAGGCTTTTCTATTTGCTTTATATTGTGGATAAATTTCTTTCCGCCATGAAGTTGAATCTAGTGCCATGATGACATCTTTTGGACTAAATTGCTTGATTGTTGTGATCATTGATTTAACGAACAGGTATTTCCAATAGTAATAATTTGTTTCATTTATATCTTCATGGAATTTTTTTGATTGGGATACAGCGACAAACAAAACTCTGAAAATCAAATTATGACAGTCGAATACTAGTGTGGGTCCGGTCTTGGTCGTGCTTTTCTGGACAAATTTCGTTAGAGCCATCGCTGTTCCTTTTAGTATAGTAGCTTGTAAGAATGCCTCGAATAAATTCTTAGAAATAGAAAAGGCGAGATTTTGTCCCGCCTTTGAATCATGATTTATAAAGAACTTACAGAAGCCAGTTAGCAGCGTCGTAGTAGGATTCTGTTAGAGCCTTTTTATTCACAATGGCATCGAAAATCTTCTGCTCTTCATCTTTTGTCCAACCATAGAGATGATATGAATAAATTGTACGATCTCCGGTCTTCATATCAACATCATCTTCAGAAGAATACCAGACTCCTTTTCCGAAATGACTTGAAGATGCGTTGGTAGCACCTTTCTCCTTTAGGAATGAGATGGCTTCTTTTACAGGGTCGTCTTCGTCTGTGAAATCAACACCTTCTTCATCTTCCCATCCACGGTCGTCTGTGTCGCCATCATCAACATCTTCTTCGCTCCAAGTCTCATAAGAAACCGCGATTCTCTTTCCTTTTCCAGCGGTTTCGAGAAGCATTTCAATGTCAAATGTTTCGCTTTCATTCTTGACTGCTGCCTTCTGAATGTGCTTTGCTACCGCTTTTGTTAGAGTGTCAACAGCGCCAGAATAATCCGTTCCCATAGAATTTTCCCGGAGACGAACAACCAACTGAAGGAGTTTCTTGGCTTCATCATCTGAAATCTCTTCGGATGGAACTTCTCTCTTCAGCTTCTTTAGAATGGAATCGAGAAGCTTGACCTTCTTTTCATTGTCATTTTTTTCATCAACAGAACGATAAGTAGTGTCACGGAATACTGTCCAAATAGATTCGCCAACTTTCGCGAGCTTTTCCATAAGTTTCATGTACGCATTCTCAAGGCTCTTTTTGAAGTCGTCTTCTTCCTTTTTCTTCTCATCTTTTTCTTTAGAATAGTCATCATCACGAGCAACATGTTCAGCGTTTCTATCAGCACCGTACATATCTACAATGACTTTATGAGTTAGACCATCAATCTTTTCATTTGTCTTCAAAAGTTCTTTGTGGTCCTTCAATTCCTTAGCAGATGTTTTAATTATGTTAACTAAATTATCAACAGAAATTAGCAAACTCTTCCAATCTTCTTCAGATGCGTCGTCCTTGATTTCTTCAGCCTTTTTAACAGCGTCAGCAATTTCCTTCAAAAGCCGAGTCTTGACTTTGATAGTGTAGTAAGCTTTGCCAATGTTTTCAATAGTAGTTTCTTTAGTAATTGGGCTGGTAGTTGATTTTGTTTCTGTATCACCCTTGGTCTTCTCAACAAGTTCTGCGAGAAGATTCAAATATCCAAGCAACTTTTTAGTGTCAATCATTTTTCAATCTCCGTTATAAAACTATTTAGGGAGATTGCTAAATAATGGTAAGAGGGAATATATATGAATAACGACCAATTTGACTTTATCATTGAGGCTGAGAAGATTCGTAAAGTCACAATCGAAAAGTTGAAGGAAGAGTCTGCCAAGGAAGAAGCACGTAAGAAGAAGGAATCCGAGGTAGATGTAACAAAAACCCGAAATGCTGCTCTTGACCTTTTATCATGGAGAGACTAAAAAAATGGAAAATAATCTAGAAACTGCTGAAAAACTATTTGGACTTGTTTGTGAAGGTTCTGAAGACAAGATTGTTTCGAACAACATCAAGAATTCTAAAATCATTGTGAAGGAACTTGCTGAAGCTATTACCAGAGCAAAGAATTCTACTAACAAGTCTGAAGTAGAGAAGCACATTGAAGATGCTATCAAGAAGTGTGATTTGATTGTTTCTAATCTAAAAGCTGCGTTTGACTATTCTAAGGAACATACTGGCGGATTCTAATGAAGTTCACCGACTATATTCTTTTACTTGAGAATGAAGAAAAATTTGATACTAAAGTATTGGACAGCTTGTCATCGTTCTCAAAAAAGATTCAATATGCTAAAAAATTTCTAAAAAAGCTTGGAGAAGGTTCGTCAAGAATTGTATTCGATCTTGAAGATGGATATGTTCTAAAACTTGCTAAGAATGAAAAAGGATTGGAACAAAATCTAACTGATGGAGACTACGGCTTACAAAGAATGTATCCTGAATTGGTACCTGAATTGAAAGACCGCGATGATAATGATGATTGTTATTGGCTGATTGTGAAAAAAGGAACAAAGATAAAACCATCAGAATTCAAAACATTGACAGGTTTGGATTTCAAAACATTTGGAAAAGCTCTAACCGATGTTAAACTATATTATGATGGAAGACTACAAAAGGTTCCTGACGAATCTAAGAAATATTGGGAAGACGAAGATAGTATAGTAAATAAAGTGGCGGATTTGATGATAAATTATGATATGCCATATGGAGATTTGGTTCGTATTAGTAGTTGGGGAATTGTTGACGGTAAAGCTAAGATTGTTGATGCTGGATTAACAAACACAACATTTAACACTTATTATAGGAAATAAATGAACATACTCGGAATAGATTCATCTCCAAGGTCAACAGGATTCGTGAAGTTTGTTCTTGACGAGTCTTTTGAAATTGTAGAAATCAAACGGCTTGGGTTTCTTGGATATGACGTTCCTAAGAAAAAAGACTTTGAACCTCCCAAGTACAAAGACATAATTTCCTATGATAACGAACTTGATTTTTATAATAGAAGTTTGTTAATGATTGAGTATGTTTCCGAATTTATTAAAGATTGTGAATATGCGGCAATTGAAGACTATGCGTTCGGAGCTAATGGAAGTCTTTGTGAGATATCGGAATGGTGTTCATTAATTAAATTTCAATTGATACGGAATGGAACTAAGATTAGATTAATAAGTCCATTACAAAACAAACAATTTGCTACAGGGTCTGGTAAAGCTGAAAAGACAGATATGTTTGACTCGCTTATTAAAGAACCATTGTTTTTGAACTTTGACATATCGGATTTACCAAAGATACCGGTATACATTAGAGGGAAGAATAAAGGCAAGAGAAACCCTAAAGGATGTTCTCCGACAAGTGATATTGTTGATGCCGCGTGGCTTTGTTATGTTTTGTATGATGAATTGAGAATTAGATTTGGAATAAAAACATTGGATTGGCTTGAAGATTTTCATAAGCACGTCATTTCACACACAACTAAAAAAACAAAAATCCCGCTATATAAACAGGATTTTATTTTTAAGACGTTATAGAACTTGTTTATCTGATGGTATTGACGGAGTTTTCAAAACCACAGTGATTGAATTTTCCAAACATTTGAAATCTGTAGGAACACCTTTTGGAACAAATACAATATCATTTTCACTATATTTCACACCATCCATTTCAACTATACCTGAAACAATTATGGTATACTCATCTACCAAATTATGAACATGTTTCGCTTCAAAATCGCCAGTTTTATATTTTTTAATTCCAACTTCGATATCTTTAGATTTGAGTAGTGCTGGAGAAAAATCACCAACAATCCATCCTTTCACAAAACTATCAAGATTCATTTGCCGTCTCCCTTAGAAATGTTGTTAAATCTTCCGGAGTTCCCAATCCATACATTTTATCAATCATGAATGTTTTTATTTTCTTTCCATCACTGATTGCTTCATTATAAACTGGGGCTACGTAAAACTCTCCAGTGCCATTAAAATTTTGTCCATATCTTATATTTTTTGAAATCATTTGTTCAGCATATTTAACATAGTCTGAACCTTTCGCCCAATAATAAATACCGACTGTTGCTTTATTGCTTATAACTTCCTTTTCTTTGATTTCAACAATATTTCCAAAATTATCTGTCTTAGCATAACTCCATTTTGGATGTGAGTTTTCAAAACAAATAACAGAACCATCTATATTCGGATTGTTTATAGAATGATAAAATTCTCCCGAGTCCCATTTCATATATTGGTCTGAGTTTACAATAAGCAATTCCATATCATTATCAATATGCTCTTTTGCTAACAACGTAGTACACGCAGCGCCTTCAGTTAAAGAATCAACTTCAACAATTTTACATCCTGGAGTGATTTGATTTAACATTGATGAAATATTGAATTTATCATTATGCTCTTTTCTTATCAAATATATGTAATTCGCATCTATATTGATATTATCTACAACTTTATGAATCATTGGCTTTCCAAATACATCAATTAATGGCTTTGGAAATGTATACCCTGCTTTGGAAAATCTTGAACCTTCTCCAGCCATAGGTATTAGAACATTTAAGTTTTTATTTTCCCATTTCATTTTTATATCTTCTCCAGTTTCAATATAACTTTTAATTCGTTCAAGAGTCACTTCCGTTGAGTTTTTTACAGGCATTACGATAGCACCTGACATGAATGCTGCCTGTCTCCCAACATAAGAATCTTCAACGATAATTGTCTCTTTAGGGGATATTCCAAAATGAGACATACAGTGTAAATACATTTGAGGATTTGGTTTTGGATAATGGACATCTTCATTCGAAACTATTTTAGAGACATATGTTTTTATTTTCTTAGATTCTAAAATTATATCAATTGTATTTCTTATAGAGTTTGATGCTACACAAATTTCAACACCTTTAGATATCAAATACTTAAAAATGCTTATAAGTTTATCGTCTCTACTCGTATCATTTAGTAAGCAAGCAGTAGTAATTTCTTGTTTACGAGTCCATATTTGTTGATGGAATTTTCTTGGAAGATTTTTATATTCTGTCAGCATTTCCAATTTTTTCATTGTAGGAAGCCCATCATAAATTGTATGTTGCTCTTCTTCAGAAATTATAAATCTTAAATCAACCTCTGCTAATGCTTTATTTAGACAATCATAATGAAGTTGCCTTGAATCAATAATCACTCCATCAAGGTCAAATATAATTAATTTTTTCATAGGTCATCCATTCTTAACGATATTTATTGTTAATTTATTTTCAGAGAAGTCAAATTGTTTATTGTTAATAGTTGTTATATGATAAGACAGTAACCGTTCTCCTACAAATTCACGAAACCCATTTTTGTAATACTGTTCAAGATTGTTAAATAAATTCGAATACAGGTCCATATTTGAAGAGGAACTTATACAAAATTGGTCATTTGGTATATTGTATTGCCCGGACCTATGTATCTCGCCACTAACATAATATTTACTTGTGTCTATATCATCTAATAAAAAATTTTCAATGACAATATCGAAACGGCAACGTATAACCGCGTCATATGTAAATTTATTCTCAAATTCAAATAATTTCTTCAATTCGTTTGATTTATATATTGAATAAAACATGCTATGAACCGAATTAGGTAAGCACAATCCATAATTTGCGTCATATGTTTCAAAAATTCTACTTGGTTCATGTATGATTTGTTTAGGAGAATACAACATTTTTATATTATCAATAACATTTTTCTCACGAATACAACGCCTATTATATCGTAATAACTCAGGCATTTCATACTGCTGGCCTACTAAATCTTCATCGTACCATGTATGAATAAAAACATCTATATCATAAAAATCTAATAATTGTTTTATGGAATTATAACCAACATCCAAATATCTTGGCTGGCCTGATAAGCACAACGCTAATTTTCCTGATGATAATTTCATATTTGTACCTAAAATTATTGTCTATTCAAATAAATTTTAGAGAAATAAGTCTCATCAAATGGACCATAAGGGTCTATAATATGTTCTCCCTGAAATGATGAAGTTATTTCTTTTCCAAGCGATTTGAATATGAGTCCAAAAATTCTTTCATAAGCCATAGCTTCTATTTTATTGCTTGGCAAAATACTTGTTGTGAGTTTAACGAATGTGTTGTGAGCTATTTCATTATTTGAAATAAACATTGGTCCAAAGCAACCATAACAATATTCATATTCTATCCCAATTGTTGAACATATATGTCTTGTGAAATCTGAAGTAGAATCTTCCTGTATTCTAAAATGACGTATGGGCTTAAGATCGATACTTGAAAAATCATAAAATTTATTTATCATTAAACTATCATGTATGAACATATAATGTGGCTCATTAGGATATTTTATAAATGCTTTGTAATAAGCTCCAGTATCATAATTTAGATTATTGTATATTTTATCAAATACATCAACCGAATGTATAAAGCTCATATCTTTTGAATTACTATCAACAATTACAACTTTTTCATTTGGATAAAACTCACATATCCGTTCTAAACAATCTTTTAATATTAATCTATCTGTATATTTTGTAGATATTACGATCATAAATTTTCCAGAAAAACTTTATTGAATTTTTCCATAATTACTCTAGGGGAGAATGTATCATTCAAATAGTATGTATCAAATTGATTTTTTTGTACATTATCAAAAATATATCTAAGGTCTGTCGCATTATTATAAATATAACAATTGTTTCCAAGATACATCAAATGTGAATTTTCTGGCGAGCTTCCATATGTTATTATTTGCTTATTTAAACAAGCAAATTCCAAAACGGATAGTCCAAATGATTCTCCTTGGTAACGAGCGTGAATCATAAAATCGCAAGTGTTTATAAATTTACGTTTAATCATCATATCGCTATCTGCTTGTAAAAATAAAACTCTCGGATGGTTTATAAATTTTTCAGTATTCATAAAAACAAACCAATAATTGTTATATGTATTTAAGCTATGTATAATTTCCGCCTTAACAAAATCAATATCGAATGTTTCATAACCTCCATATCTACCAAATACATAATCATCACGTCCAATATTTAAGTCGGATCTAAGAGTATCATTAGTATCTGCCATGTTTATCATATGAGGAACATTATCAATACTGTAATTTGAACATACTTTTGATAACCATTCCGAAACAAATGCGTAACGAGTTCCATGTTTTTGAGAAATGCTCTGAGGAAAAACAGCGTGAACTAATGTATCCCGGCAATTGGATACTTGATAATTCGTTTCTCCTGATTTTATAATATATAATTTATCACACATTTCTTTTTGTAAAATGTTATCAACTTCTGAAAAATTATCATACGCGACAACATTGAAATGCTTTTTAAATTTTTCCAAAACCCGTTGATTTGTATTTACATCATTGATATTATATGTTATTACACTTTCATTTCCTAATATTTCTTGATTGTAATACGCATAATCATACAAGGCGATTGTTGTGCCTCTAAAAGATAAAGAATTATCATGAAACAATATCTTCATGCTTCGTCCAATGCTTCTTTTACAAGTTCACACCAATTCATACTGTTCAAAATTCGGGTTTTTTCCTTCCGAATATTATCAATCCTTTTTTCATATTCGTTGTTATAAATACTATCTTGAATAATTTTAATTGAAGCTTGTGGTTCTTTAACATCGATTTTAATAAAACAATCCTTATGAAAAAAATCTCCAATATTAGGACATCCATCATAAAAGCAAACACATTCCGACATTATCGAATCAACTATTTTTTCAGTAAAATAATTTCTCTCAAAACTATTTTCACAACTAAATGTGTACTTAAATGGAAACAAACCTTCTGTTTTATCTTGTATTTCAGTATATCCTCTACCATAATGTTCATAATATGGCAATTTCATTAAATAATTTTCGACAAAGCACCGTCTAAAGTAATGGCCTTCCAAATTTGATAAATTCGACACTATGCCTGAAAATAATTTTGTTTTTAAAATCGTTTCGTTCTGTAATTCAGTATATGTTTTATTAAAATACCAACAAACAATATTGTGATGATTTTTGATATCATAGCATCTTAAGAAATTTTCAGGATTTGGATTTGAAAACAAAAATGGCCAGGAATTTCTTGTAGTTATAGGTTCCCACTGAAACAAAATTGTTTTTTTTAAATCAATATTCTCGTTTGTATAATTTATGACAATATTATATTCTTGATTTTCCGTAACAAATTCTAAATCATCATACGTGTATTCGTTCTTGAAATATTTTTTAAATTCTTCTCGCAAGTTAAAACACGAGGTCCAATTACAAAATAATTTAATACGCATATTATTCCTACAAGTTACCAAAATTTTCGTCTTTAAACATTTCGTATGGATATTGCTTATAGTCTGGAAATTCGGTTGTTTTATATGATGGACTTCCAAACATACCTGACACTCCTGAATTTGTTGGTTTATACATTTTTTGAATCAATTCTCTATTAAAACGGGGAACCAAACGATGACCCAAATCAATCTTAGACAATTTATTTTCAACTCTATAACCTTCCTGAACATTTTCAATAAGATTATTATAGATTGTTGGAATAGTCTTCTTATACGTCGTTTCGTATTTCCAAACAAAATCTCCATCTTCTTCTCCATACGCAAGAAGTCGTTCATCAAAAAAATTTAAGTTAATAGCACAAGTTTTATTTATAAAAAACATCCCAAAGGTATTGTTTATTTTTACACAGCTATCAACATCTATATTGTTAATTGAATTGAAAAACCTATCATATATAACAACATCATCGTTCAAAATCAAATTTGTTTTTGTCTGCGAATTTATAATAATAGTATTCCACATTTTTGATAATGATGTAAATGTAGGAAATACAAATACAAAAATATTATCAAACTCCGAAACAAATTTATAAATTCTGTTAATATAACCGAAGTCTGCTGGTTCTTTATAATCTTGATTTATTGTAATTAATATATCTCTATTTGTCTGATTACGAATATTATTGACTAAAGAATATAAATATTGCTCCCTACGTTTGAATGTTGTTATACCTATTGAAAAATCACTCATGGTAGCCCCCTATATTTATTAACATCTCCAAGTTTTATAATTCCGAAATTTCTGTTACCATCTGTTATATATGAGACATTTTTGTTATAATTTGGCTGAGAGTTCCCATCATAAATTTCTCTAGAATGATATAGATGTGTTATTGGGTGATTTAATGTGGCTACAGTGACGGAACCTTCGGTAGCATATTTTTGAATATTCAACATCATCTCATCATCTTCTCCACCCCAACCTTCAAACCGTTCATCAAACATTCCGATTTGTTCAAACGTAGTCTTATTAAACAATATAACCCCACCAGACAAGTTGTGAATATTTCTAATAATTCCCTGGCCAATTTGTTTAGTAGATATATATGCGAGTGTTTGTTCTTCGGTTAAATCATTAGAATATCCATTATACGGCCTAACTATTGAAAATATATCTAGCAATGTAACACTTTGAATAAAACACTCATTATCAATTAGCATATCATTATCAGCAAACACCAATTTCTGCTTATCAGTTACTCTTGTTGAAAAGTTAAATCCCCAACTACGATTGAATAGTCCCGGATTGTATAAAAATTCATACTTGACATTATATTCCGCCGCAATAGTTTCAAGTTCAGATGATTTGCTTGTATCTTGTTCAATAATAAGAATTTCAATGTATTTTGATATACTGCGAACATATTTTAGAACCTGTATTAAATTACGAGTTCTGTCATGATTTTTTGAATGATCGCGATGCTGTATAACATAGCAAGCATCCGAAAATATATCGTTCATATAATTTTCATCCATCTTGTTAGTATTTCATCATTATTCATATACAACACTCCATCAGTTTTCTCATTTCCGTGGTATGTTGTATTTGTGAGAGCGCATTCAGCTTTTATATACCCCCACGTTTCAAATTCAGAACTATGGTATACATCTGTTAACAAATCATACATGGTCTGTTTATTTTCACAATATCCCAAATGCTTTATTTTTCCGGGCCAAGCTTGTAAGAATGGGACTATTTTTGTATTGTAGTATTCGGCATCTCCAACATTGCCACAAATATATATTTTCTTCATACCATCATTCAAAGCGCGTCGCAAAGATACGTGAACATTCTTTATCGGGTGTATTGTTCCTATAATTCCTGCTACTTTATCATCATTCTTTTTATTTGGCTTCAAGTCGTCCATAACATTTGTAATTATTTCATAGTTTCTTATAATATTCTGTTCTTCTCTGACTTTATCACTCACGCAATGAAATGAGTCAAACACGCTTAGATTTAATGTTTGTACGTTAAAAATGCTAGAGAATTCATGAATACTAAGAATCATTTTTCTACATTGAATACGAGTAGGTATATTCAAATAATGAACAATAACTGTATCGTCTGGATTTATTTCTACAGAATTTATCATACCGGCATTACATTTTGTTAAGTGCCATTCGTGAGGACCATACAGCTTACATTCAATACCATTCTTATTAAATAGGTTTGTTAAGTTTATAAAAGCTGTAGTAGAGCCCCCGTATGAAGAATGTCCTGTAAGTATCTTAATCAAACAAACCTTCCTCTCAGTTCAATATGTTCAAAAGTTTTAACAGTTCTTAAGTAATGAGTTAATCGTTCTTCTCTAATTTTTGATAGAAGCGCATTTCCTGTTTTTTGATACCAACTCATACCTTCATAATGAGTGAACCAAACATCGTCAAATTTCGAATTCCCTATTTTCAATCCAGAATTCACAACATCTTCATACATCGTCGCACCAACATCATATTTGGTATTTTCATTATTTGGTGCTAATGGAACGTGCTGAAAAAATTGATTGCTATTCGTCTCATCGATTCTTTTTTGGTCATGAAACGAAATACCAAATTTATTCAGATGCTCGATGTTGATGAAACAAAACCACGGGTGAATTCTTGGGAAGAGATGGAATTGGCCACGGTCAGCACATCTCTCGCCTAATAAAGTATAGTTTGTAGAAATGAACTTGTCAAGAAGAGGAATTATATTTTTGTTGAATAATATGTCTGTATCAACCAGCAATGCGTATTTAGTTTTACATAGTTTCAAAGCTTCATTAACACCGATACTGTGGGTGGTTGATGGTCTTCTGTAAAAGGGGATTCCTAATGATGATAGAATGTTAGCAGTATCTTCATTTGTAGAATTTTCCATCAGCACCAAATTTGTTTTTTCAATAGGGTGTTTGAATAACCATGATTTTAGCATATTCAAAGTTATCTCAGGCGTGTTGTATGAGCATGTAACAAGTGTAAAATCCAAACTACGCCTTTCTGATAAATTTATTTAGGTTGTTTGAAGATGACATTGTCTGCTCATGAGATTCTAGCCTTTGTTTCGCCATCTCAAAGAATTTTCCATCCTTTTCAATCCCGACAAATTCTCTCTTCAAATTCAAGCAAGCGATTCCAGTTGTCCCCGAACCCATGGTAGAATCAAGAACCGTATCACCCTCATTAGAATAGGTCTTTATCAAATATTCCAGCAATTCTACAGGCTTTTGTGTTGGATGCCCGCCTTGTTCCCGCTTCTGAGGAATGGAAATGATGGATGTTGGGTATCTTCTCCCAGAGCTTTCGGTTGATGTCTTTTCGTCCTGTTCTCCATAATTTGAAGTCTTCGGATTCCTGACAATTTTATATGCTTTCCCCTGAGTGAATTGAGGATTGTAAGTTGGCTGCTTATTATAAAAAATACAAATATCTTCATGCCGCTTCAACGGTTTTCTGTTTGCGTCGAGAAATCCTGTGACCTGTGACTTGTCCCAAATCAAAGAATACTTAAACCAATCAAGATTTGAAATAATTAACTGGCTCGTGAATGGTTGTTGTGAGTTTAGAACAATCGCTCCATTAGGCTTAATTATCCTTTTATATTCCTTCCAAAGCTTATCAAAAGGAACAACAATGTCCCAATCACACTTCACAACTCCAAATGGCAAATCGGTAGCAATCAAATCAATGCTATTATCTTTAATATTCTTCATCACGTCTATACAATCACCATGATACAACTTCATTCAATTTCTCCTAAACGCTTCATCTACTTTATGTTCAATTTCTTTTTTTCGTTTTCCGTGGGTGAAGTTCAATAACGTATCTATTATTTCATTTCTACTCATTCGGCATTTGACAAGAGAAGATGCCGCTTTGAACAACCACATGTCAGTTCCTTGCCCGGTTCCGCTTTTTCTCCAATTGAACGTGTTTTCGGAATTCAATCTTATCAACGTTCTTTCAAGCTTATTTTCAAAATATTCTTCAGTCTGTTCTTTTGTATAATCAACCGTTTTCTTATATTTACGAATCTTTTTTGAACTCTCATTTAGTTTTTCAATAGCCAGTTCTCTCTTGAATCGGTCCATCAAACTTTCAGGAATGTCTGATAATGAGAAATTTCGGCCTTCATTTATTACGAATTTATAATGTTCTGTAAATGCCGGAACTCTTTGTCCATGGTTTATATCAAAGCAAGTCAAATCACAACCAACGAAAAACCATGAAAGAACTGAATTCCCGTTCTTTGATTTGACTCTTTTACAATAAGGTTCATACTCATCAATTGTGTATGACCTATCTAAAGGAAGTATTACTCTATATCTATCACTATCATCCTTAATTTTATACCCTGTTGTTGTGTAAAGATAAAACTGAAACTCTTTATATTCTTCTATAAATTCTTCTATGGTTTTGCTTTTTTCATAATCAAGAAGAATATATTCAACCGATACTGCGTTTTCTTTTAGAGCAACACCATCTTTATACGAAAATCCGTAAATTAGTGGAGATTTCTTTGGGTCTTCATAGTTCACAGGATTCTCAACTTGCTTAATGATACTTTCAAAATTGATGTTCTTCGCAGTTCTGGAGCTTTCATAAAAATTTCGTATATACATGTAACCCTCTCATAAAAAAAGGCCGAGATTTGACTCCCGGCCTGAATATCAACAAGATTTTGAATTACTTGAACTGTGCGAAGAAATCGTCGTCATCAGATGGCTTCGTTTCCTTCTTTTCAACCTTCTTCTCAGGCTTCTTCTCAGTCTGAACTTCATCATCAAACTGGAAAAGAGGATCCTTCTCAGCAGGCTTTGAAGCAACTGGACCAGCAGTAAGACCTTCAACCTTGTTCAGCTTCGCAATAAGTTCATCATTTGAAAGGAACTTGTCACGGGATGCGAAAGGCTTTAGAGGGAAGATGCTGGACTCAACAGTGTCAACAACATGGTCTGGAAGCTTTGATACTGACATGAACTGAGATGCGTCATAATTAGGAACAGGAGTCTTCTTTCCATTCCAACCATTGATAATCTTAGTAGCAATCTTTAGCTTGAAGTTCGCACCTTCGTCATAATCAAAAACCATCACAGGCTCGTCAATAGAATCCTTTGGAGGAATCATTGTGTTCTTAATCTGCTCATACATCTTCTTGCCATACTTGAACAAGAAAACCTTTCCTTCGTTCTCAGGAGTCTGGGGATCCTTGATGACCAGAATATTTGAATAAACTGTCATCTTCTTGAAACGCCGACGAGCAGCTTCCTCATCACCACTATTCCAAACCTTAGAAGCGTGCTTACAAACAGGGCAATCCTCGTTGTGGGTCTTTGGGCACTTTTCAATGAACCAAGAGCCATCTGGACCCTGGAAAGCGTGGTCGTAAACAATCACGAATGGGAGGTCTGTGTCTGGTGAAGGAACGAAACGAATGATTCCTTCAAACGTGCCATCATCCTTAATCTTTGGACGATAAAGACGATTATCATTTTCCTTCTGATTCCCGAAGTTCTTCTTCTCAGCATTTCCCATTTCTTCAGCAATCGCACCCCAATTAAATTTTCTTCTTTCAGCCATTTTATTTTCCTTTTAGTTATCTTTCTTCAACAATTCGGTTTTTAGAACACTTTCCAATGCGCTTATTATTCTTAACTTTCGTATAGTTTCCGCAGAAGGTTTCGACTTTCGCACAATCCTATCTTTGAACCGTATAACAAAAATAGGGGAGATTTTTTTCTGTAGAACAAGCTCTAAAGCAATCATTTCTCCAACATTATTTATGGTCATCAAATATTCTAAATCAATACCATGTCTATTCAAAATACCATCTATTGTTTTTTTATCTTGCTTTAGCTGTTCCGGAGAAAATTTCTTATCTATATCTGAGATGTGTTTGAAATCCCAATCTTTGAATTTGAAGTGGAATTTATCATCAAACAAAAGCCCATTACACACAAACAGCATCAATTGTTTTGGAGTGAAGTAATTGTTGTTATAAAACGTTATAGCATTTTTCAACCACTTCATCAACTTCTCACTAACTCTAATATTATACCGATTTTTGTATAAGTTTGAATCTTTTCCGAGTATGTATTCGTCAAGATTCACCATCAATGTGTATAATTTTCTTTCATCAAACATCGCTATTTTCTATAAATTCCTTAAGTCTTGTTTTCTTTTTCTTGTAATTAAATCTCTTCACCATTTCTTCTCTGAGCAAATACATGTTCTCTTCATTAAAACACGCTACTACTTTCTTAAAATCAAAATAATCCTCTTCTAAGAAAAAAGCGATGTCAGAAAGAGACAAGTGCTCGCGAGTGTGTAGTTTTCTAATAATAAGATTGAACATGTGAAATTGACTGTTCCCCACTCGCTTACCATTTGAAACAACTTCCATATCGATGTCGTGCTTAGATAATTCATTGAAAAGCTGCTCCTTTGTAATCTTCTTTATTTGTTCAAACTCCGCATCTCTCTGAACCCAAAAATCTTTCTTGATTGAAATCTTCTCTAAAAATTGAAGAGCATTATCAGGGTTTTGTAAATGTTTCGCATATTCTTCTTCTAAGTCCATCATATCTCCTAATTAAAATTTATAACTTTCTTTTTACCAGCAGTTCGGTCTTTTTTCATTAAAGATGTCACAATTTCAGCAGTAGCATCTTCATCAGGTTTAATATCTTTAGATGTACCAGAATCTTCTTCAACATCATAGATTCTCATTTTTGGATAATTAACCCCGATATAGCATTTCTTCTTATTCTCACCATACCGATTCTTCAAAAGCAAAAAAGTGTAACGGCCAGCTTCTCGCATCTCTTGAGTCTGTGTCACACCAAAAATCACGTCAGCAGTCGCAACAGTTCCAATCGAATCAGCAATGTCTGTCATGTCTAATTCAGAGTTTCCAAAACCACCACGATTTGTCTGGACCGCCGAAACAACAGGAATCCCAAACTCAACAGCAATCGCTCTCAATTCCTCCGAGACAGTCTTTTGCTCAGAATAACTATTGTCTGTTTTTCTTGAACTATTTGGAGACATCAATCCCATATAGTCAACGAAAATAATATCAGGAACAAACTTCTTCTTGGTCTTAAGCTCTTTGACAATGTTCCTTAAACGATTCGAATTGATTGACTTTGGAGGATAGGCAACAACATATAATTGCCCAGAAGTCTGCTCTTTCATTGTTGATAGCTTCGTGATAAAGGTGTTCTTATCCAACATCTTCAACATGTTCAATTCAATATCAAAAGCATTGGCAAGAATACGCTCAGAAATCTTTTCCTCAGACATTTCAAGAGATACATACAAAACATTCTTATTCTGAAGTAATGAATTAGTAGAAAGAGCACATTTAATCAAACTTTTGCCAAGATTCGAATTTTTTACAGAAACATTTTCATAAAAGAATCTATGATTTGGGTGTTCTACACGAATATCAACAACTGGAAGAATCTTGTCTGTTTTATTAATAGAGCACTTAGAATAACCTGTCGTGGTCAATAGTAAATCATCTTCTAATAACGATTCAACAAATTTCAATCCATTATTCGTATCTACAACATGTTTTCCACTACATTCAAAAGAGTTTCCATTATCAGTCTGAACATTCCAAATTTCCTTCTCACCCTTCTTGATATAATGTGTTACAGGAACATATCCATCCGGAGAAGTTATTTCGACAACGTAGCCATCAACATATTTTAGAATGTCTGATATTGGACAATTAATATATTCTCTAATTGATGAAGACTTTTGCGGCGGAACATATACAATTCCATCTTTTCCAAATTCAACAACTTGTATAAATGCGTTTGGATTTTTACTAACTCTAATAGAAACCATTCCATCTTCAGTAACACATTCAGCCAAGACCAAACTCAAGCTCTTTTCATGAAATCCGCCCTCAATCAATTGGTCAAGAGTCTTCAATCCAGTGCTAACAACTTTGTCTCTGTCATGGAGAGCCGCAAACATCCTTTCACCATCTTCAACCACGTTCAATCCGATATTCGTGTCAAAGGTGAAACTCAAAGCCTCACGAAGCTTGTCTGGTGATTCGATCAGTTTCTTTTCATCGCCTGAATCAAGACCATCCTTCGCATCAAGAATCGCCTCTAAAGCAAGCTTGCCGCGAAAGAATTCTTCTAGCTGGTCTAACACAAATTCTCTGTCATACTCATCAACATCTTCAAGATTTATAATTTCCATCAACTTTGAAAATGTTCCAGAATCCATCATGAGTTTCAGATTCTTCTTAGTTGGAAAATTCTGATACTCTTCAATATACTTAACTAAAACTTTTACAATATCAATCGTATCTTCACCATCAAAAACATCAACATTTAAGTATGGTAGAACTTTTTCGCGAACAGTCTCATCCCTGAAGATGTAATGAATTAGAAGTTTCTCAAAATATAATGGGTCAAGTTCTGCGGTCATTGGTTCCTCTAAAGTATTCTAGCTTGGAAAAATGAAGGGGACAACCGCCCCCTATTTTTCTTATTCTCCAATTAGATTTTCTACCGGACTACCCATCGTGTACTGAGCTTCGACAAGTTCTCGGAAGTTTGACTCAGCAAGAATGGTCATCCAGAAAGAGTCAGCACGGTCAATATCAGAATCCTTTTCCTGAATAACAGTTCCATCCTTCTTAGTGAACATATAACCCTTAGAACGACTAATTCGGCCTTCCTGAATTACTCCAAGCTTTGAAGCAATTTCCGCCATTCCTGACCAACGGTGAATTCCTCCATCCCAAGTGACTGTGACAGGAACTCTTGTTTCTTCTCTGGCAAAACGAGACTTCATAATCTTGATATTAAAAGTGTACCCAGAAACTCCATCATCATCCTTTTCCTTTGAACGGGTAATAAGAAGAATTCCCTGTGAGGCAAGTTCGAGTTTTGTATTATGTGTAATCACTCCATTCTCAAGAACATATGATTCCGAATCTGCTACTGAAATATCATATACTGGTAGAGTACCAACAGATTTAATTGATTTGGTTTTAATAAATATTCTGTTATTAAAATTCAAACAGTCGTCTACTTTTCCAGTATCGTTTGAAAATGAAAAGCTACCAGCATCATATTCTGTTGACATTGAAATTTTCGAAAATGATGTATTTTCTTCCATATTCTTAGCTTCAAACCACGTATTAGCTGGAGCAAAATAAAATTTATGATTTTCCGAACAGACAACCTTATATCCATCTTCAAATTCAATTTCATAACATTCTGGAGTACCATTTGTCAAAGTTTCAGGGTTCCAAACATGTGTCACAGGCTTAGCACCATCTTTTGACAATACGATATCTCCAACTAAAACATCTTCAATGTTCTTCAATGTTCCATCAGCCAATTTAATCTTAGTTCCAGCGGCGACACATCCACCACTCACTACATCCTTTGCGAACATTTCCTGAGTCTTGTAAACGTGATTGATTGCCAGACACACGACCTGTTTCATGCTCAAAACTGGAGTGATCATTCTTGCGATAGAAGAAAGCTGTTTTGCTCTTGTCATATCCTGTGAACTCTTCTCAGCAAGCGCATCTTCAACTTCCTTCTTGGATGCTGAAAGCCCGATAGAGTCAATGAAAAACATGACATGCTCACCACGTTCAACCGAATCAAGTTGTTTCACGAGTTCAAACTTCAACTCTTCCAAATTCTGAAATGGAAGGTGAATGATTCGTTCTCTCATTTCCTCAGTTATTCCAAACCTATCAAAATAACTCATACTTGCGCCGAATTCTGAGTCAAAGAAGAACACGATAGAGTCATCATACTTCTTTAGATATGATGCCACAGCTACCAATCCAAACGATGTCTTGAAATGCTTTGACGGTCCAGCAATTTGATAGAACCCTGGAGAAATTCCACCATCTAGCTTGCCGGAAAATGCGATATTGAGTGCTGGAACATCCGTCTCAATTGGTTCACATTCCTCTGTCAAAATTGAACTGTTTAGTGGTCTTGCCAACTTCAAGCTACTATTCTTTAGATATTTTTCTATTCTAGCGTTGTTAATTTTTGCCATTGTTTCCCTTCTCTCTTACTTAATTATATCATGGAAGAATGGTTCGTCCATGTCTAGCTATTTAGCACAACCACACGTCTATTAATGACTGTAACATACTTGGTTCTCTATAACAGAAATAATCATTAATCTGTTCTTTTACTATATCAAGGCTTCCAGCAATTTTAGCAGCTTTAGCAATATTATGGCATGTTACAAACTCATCATAACTAAGCGGGTGAAATATATTTACAGAACGGCCAACATATAATAATCCAGCAATTTCTTCATCTGTACACAAGTTCATTAAATCTGAATTGAATATATAATTATCAAAACATTTATAATCCAACTTATATTTTGTTTCAATAAAATGTTTTGAATAATATTTCATAGCACCAACATCATTTTTAATAAATTTGACTTCATGTAAACAACTCGAGTGCTTAGTAATTGACCTAAAATCTCCAATATCAACATCTCTAAGTTTATAATATTTCCTTATCTGGTTTTTATCATAATCTGTTAAGCTTACCGCAGCAACCGTTGTAAACTTTTCAAATATAAAAATCGGCGGAACCTCTGGATTTTTATTTACATGTAGAACTATTTTCATTACTTATCCTTCTTCAAGAACATTCCCATCTTGTTCTGCTTCAATGAAATTTTCTTGAATCCGAGAGCATCAAACATTCTCTGACTGATATCCAAAAATGTCTTCGTGAACAATTCATCTCTATCAATCTTGAATTTTTGATCGAACAATTCAGGCCATTCATCATCAAAAGCAATCACGTTCTGATGAAGTTCGTTGTTTTCATTCACGAACAGATACTTAATCTTAGCACCATCATCAATCTCTCTTAATGGTAGTTTATATTTCTGAACCATATAATTGTGATTGATACTTGCTCTGTTGTGAATTGGTGTAGCAGGTATGAATTTCAATCCTTTAGAAAAGTCAATATCATATTTCTTATAATCCTTCACACCCTTTGGAATTGCGATAGTTTCAACAGGAGATTCTTTGTGAATTTTTTGGTACTTCCGAACAACTTCAACCATCGCATCTTCGTTCGGCATGTCTCCATCAAACATCACATCAATCAATTCATTCAATCCAGTTTTACAGAATCCCGGCAAGTCAGATTTCTTCGTTTCTAGGCCAGTGATTTTAATCTTCGGATGGTCATACACTTCTTTTTCATTCGCAACAATCTGGCAAACATATTTCTTCTTAACTTGGACAAACATCTTAAGAATGATTTTCTCACGCTTGAAATTAATTTTGTTCGGAATGTTATACTTGTTACAATAAATGTCTACCAGTTTGTTGAAAAATGGAGTTAAGATTCTTTGGTCAAAATCATTAGAGAAATCAATAAAATCTTGAGATGGTGCTATTTGTGAGTAATAATCAGAAATGTCAATGTAATTACTATTATGAACAAGGATGTCATTCCCGAAGAAATTATGGACATCTTCTACTTCAATATCATAAACCCAAACAGTCTTGACTCCTAATGATTTTGGAAGTTCTTTTATTTCATTAGATACGAAGGAAAATTCATCAAGCAATTTAATGTAGAAGTCACCCTGTTTTACATCTCTTGGCTTCACATCTATCAATTGCCCATTTCGAATAACCATACACGAGTGGTCTGCTGTAAGTTCAACTCCAAAGAAATCAAACATCTCTTTCTCAACAAGATGCTTTTTGATATAAGTAATCTTGTTTTCTGTTAGTTTTAGATTCTTTGTAACTGATAATGCTTTTAATTTTCTTACATTAGCAACGAAATTATTTGGAGCATTTTCGGTGGCATCAAAAGAATAATTGTCAAAAATTGATTCGATTGAAAGTTCTCCAAGATTTGTTCGAATTAATGTAGAACCGACGACGGAATCAGTATCAATAACCACCGCCTTTGGATGCTTTGGTCGTTTGATAGTAATGTTTTGAATATCTGGGTAAAAATTTGAGATTCTTGATGGTAGCCAATTATTCAAATAGTTATTAACATTCTCAGAAAGATGCTTAATTAGCTCTCTTCCACCAGCAGTAACAACAGAAGCATTGTCAATATCATAGAAATGGAACGCTTCTGCCCCCATAACGCCGTAAACACAATTTCCACACCAAATCATTTTATCAGTTTCTCCAACAAGAACTGTGTGGTTATCTTCAACATTTACACAATATACCATATCATCATAAGGCTCTTCAGTTATTTGATTATTTGAAAATCCTCTACCAAAACATTGAACACCTGTTCCTATATGTGTTACTACATGATAGAATCCACTGCCTAATAATTGCCGCGCCTCAGTTTTTACTATATTACCATATATATTTGTTACTAACATGTCATGGTTTTTTGTAACACGTAGTTTCGTAAATCCATTATCAAACACTACAAGATTCTCGGTGTGATGACGTGCGACGGTATCTAAAACTTTTTTCTTCTCAGCGATTCTTGTTTTGGGATTTATACTCCAAACATAGTCACCAATTTTAACATCTTTCACAAATTTAATACCATCAACTGTCATAATCTTAGTATCTTTATGGAAGCAGTTAATTAGAATCTTTCTATTGTGCTGCATTGAATCAAAATATTCGTGGTCTTCCACATTTCCAGATTCATGAGCATCAAACATTTTCTTTTTGAACATTTTGCGTTCTTTGAAAATCATTTCGACAATCATAGGAAGAATACCCTTTACATTCTTCTTATAATAAACTCCAGGAACAGGCGTTTTAATATATTCTGACTCATCCATTCCAATAATATCATCTTCTGATAATTTTGTTTCTGGACTAATATTATACATCATAACCATATGTGGATAAAGTGATTCCACGTCAAACGACATTAGATTCTTGTAAAATCCTGGATACGCTTCAACGTGAGCGCCTTCAAGTTCATCATCTTCCTCATCATCATCTCCAGAAGTATGACGATTTCTATCAGGCATTACTTTATTTTGTTTGTGAAGATTTTTTAGAATATATCCTTCAACAATAAGTGTAGTAGTCATACATCTATCAACAGGAACAAGAGATTCTGTAGCCATTTTAATTGCTAGCGGAATCAGCTTTCTCTTTTTGTCCATTTTATCAACAAGGACAGTATCTTGGATGTTATACTCAACGAACAGATTCCAATTAGTCTTCCAAATAGAGAATATATCGCCTTCGTATTTTGTTTTACCTTCTCCGATTTCTGCCATTGCCACATTTTCCAATTTATAGCTTGGTTGTGGACTGAATGCGAACTTTTTATACAAATCGATATAGTCCAGGATTGTGATTCCGTGGATTTTTATTCTCTTTGGATTTTTGTATTCGACTCTATTGACAGGAGACAATTCATTTGGATCGATTCCTAGATTTTCACACCGTTTCAGAATATATCCAAAGTCGAACGGGGCATTATAAGCTACCGCGATATCAATCTTACTCTTCTTCCAAAATTGAATAAACTTTTGTAGGAGTTGAGTTTCGTCGGAATCGTGAATATAATTTTTAACAAATGGTGAATTTCCTGTATATGGATCTGAGCCAAATGTTACAATCTTTCCTTTATTAACGAAATTGATTGTAATAAGATTAATTGGGTATTTGGCAAGTTCGGGTTTTGGAAATTCTGTTGTAGGGTAATAACAGCTTTTATTATAAGCTACCCAAGCACGTTTTTCTTCATCATACACTTCATATTCATCAGTTTTAAGCTTTTCAAAATCTGAGAACTTCATTGATTCTACAGTATCTTTTCTAACTTTGATGATATGATTTAGCGAAAAGCGATGGCCAGAAGCAATTTCAATATCAAGTACAGCGACATTATACAGAGATGGGTCAATACGTTCTTCGCTTGTCCCATATCGTTTTTGTAGGAATTTAATTTCTTCGGAGATATCAGATTCGAAAAGTTTTGTTGCCTTTCTGAGTTCTTGTAGAGACTTGTACGATTCGGCAACTTTCTTAATTACAGGAGTACCATAAATGTCAGTAGTGTCTGATTGTCTAGTCCTATCTTCAACATAGTATTCGACATCATGCTTCACTTTATGATACTGATGCTTCCCGTTTTCAATTTCCCACAGGTGCATTTCATTCTTAAAGTGGTCATAGTAAATATTCTTAAACAATTTTGAGTCCTATCGTCTGATGTGTCTAAAACGAGTGTAGAGCAGATTTTCAAGAATGTCAAGCTTGGTTTTGAATTTTATTGAATCGGGTTCTCGTATACCACCTGCTTGTTTATGACCCCCACCAAAATCAAGTTCTTTCAAAATGTGTCCGATGTGAATGTCAGAATCATTGATGCGAATGGAACAATTTTTATTTTTTGGATTCAGGCAGATGATGATTTCATTGTCTTTCTTCAACAATTCAGAACAGAGGTCATTCACAAACTCTGAAGCTAGGATGAATGAACCTTTGATTGATTCGAGTTCATAAATTTGAAGATTGTCCATGGTTTGCTTGAACTTGGTGATTCGTTCTTTGATATATTCTTGTTCATCTTCACTGAGAGAGAGTTTCCCATTCAAAAAGCGATTCCGAAAATGTTCTGGCCAAAGTCTGAAATGGAGTTCATTCAAACACCATCCAGTTCTTTCAGCATTTATCCACATATCATAATCATTCACAGCTTTACAAAAATCATTCAAATAAGATAAATCAATGTTGAAAAGAGATTCGAAAAACTCTTTACACAACAGTGCGGCGGATTTTCCATTGAGCACGATTCTGTTTTTTTCTGGACTGTGTTGGCAAAGAGCAGAGTCGTGATGGTCTAATAAAAATGAATTTGGAAACTCTTCAAGCAACAAAGAATCATTCGGAGAGATGTCTGTGAGAAGGATGACATCAAATTCAGAAAGGTCGGATGTTTTTAGAAATTCATCAACCTCATCATATCGGAAATATCTGTGCTGAACATTTTTGAACACGTTTGCGACAACTATAGAAGATGCTGTTCCGTCAAGGTCAAAATGGCAAACGTTTAATATCTTCGCATTCCTGTTCAAAAGTTTGCGATATTGTTCCTTAAGATTCATTCAATTGCTTTCTGTTTCTATTATTTAGTCGTTTAAAAATTCATTCCAAGCAAGATCGAATGAACAGTTAGATGGGAAATTTTTGAACATTGGCGCGATCTGAAAATCCTTATATCCTGCCAAACCGCACCCTATTCTAGTCACTTTGAATTTAAGTTCAGAATGTTCTTCAGCAAATGTTTTGAAATCGTTTATATATTCTTTAATTATGAACAAAGGAAGAGTTTTCAAATGTTCATCTTTTGTCGGAACGGCGTATGAATTTCCGGTTAGCCCAATCCCAGCTCCATATTCCGCTCCATGGTATTGTTTCGCATACAAAGCAGCACCTTTACCATGCCTACCCGCTAAATTCGAACCAAAAACAAAGATTTCTGTCATTCGAGCGGCTTTCTTGAAATTTGTTTAACAATCTCATGAACATCAGACAACTTGAATTCTAATCTATGCTCATTCAACAATTCCCGAATCTTGTCCGTATAGAATTGGTTTGCTGCAAAATATCCAAGCATAAAAATCAAAACCAAATTATCTTCATTCGGATTCTGGCAAAGTTCAACGAAATCATCATATGTACCAGTTTCTGTCTGAATCAAAACTGAATTTCTCAAATATTTTTCAAGCATCTCTGAGTTCATTCTTCGCCTCCAAATTTTTATAATAATTAATGATTTTAAATATTTTTCTTGTTTTGATTGAATCTCGTTTACTTGCGCCTTCCAAATAATCGATGATGAAATTATTAAACGTTAACATATTGTTGAAATTGACAGAGTAATCCTTAAAAGAATATTTATTAATCTTCTTCTCTATTCTGAATTCTATTTTCAAGTTTCCTACTTTCTTTAATGTTATAGTCTAGAGTATTTGTTTCGTCGGAAAACCAATGGTCGACAACAAGTTTATCAGTTCCGTAGAAATTTGACGATTGCCCGAACTCAAAAAGATATTCATTCTCGTTACATGCCCAATAATTGCTGGTAATTCTCAGATATAGGACCATCAGTATTATTTAGAATTGACAATAACAGCATTATTTACTCGTATTTCCTAAACTCTTTCAATATTTCAATCATTTTTCTAATTGGTTTTTCTTTTCGGAAGCAAATCGCATTATTGAAAGATTTTGAACAATAAAATCCATGATATTCAATTTTATGTTTTCTTTGAACTATACGTATTGAAACATCTTCTTCCAGTTCAAGTTCAAACTCACTATCATAAAATGTATCCGCTTTAGAGAACCGCATTTGTATTTTCATTTAGTTCCAATCTTAAAAACAATACTTACTTGAAAAACCTTTTAACTCCATTTTCTTTTTTCTTCATTATCTTTTCAGCATTTCCAATTCGTTCTTGACAAATTTTGAAATACTCATCATCTCGTTCAACTCCGATAAAATTTCTTCCACAGTTTACAGCGGCAACTCCTGTAGTCCCCGAACCCATGGTAAAATCAAGCACGGTTCCATTTTCAGAGCAATAAGTGTTGACCAAATATTCCATCAATTCTACTGGCTTTTGAGTTGGGTGGAATCCTTTTTCGCTCTTGAAGTATTGAACGCTTCTTGGAAATCTTTCGCCTGTTGGATTGTCTCTATGTGTCGATTTTAGATTCTTCCCATACACTTCACCAATTCCTTTATCTCCACTAAATCCTCCATACGGTTTTCCTTTTTCCATTTGGGGGAAGTAATTGATCGAACCATTTCCAAACACAAGAACTGATTCGTGACATTTCATTGGAGCATAATTCGAAGCCATTGGATTTGTTCCTTGACTCTTCTCCCAAATCCACTCGTGTTTGAATTGTTTCTTATTACTCATTAGAAGCATGGATGTGAATGGTTGCGTCGCGGTGAAAACCATTGGAGTCTTTGGCTTGGCAATTCTGTTCAACTCTTTCCACATGAACTCAAACGGAATAATCACATCCCATTCACAATCAGTCACCGCATATGGAAGATCGACTAGAATGAGTTCCACACTTTCATCACTCAGCCTTGGAAGAATTTCTAAACAGTCGTCATTGAACAATTGGATCATGTTTGTACCTCTTAGTATTGTAACTTGGCAGAAATGAGGCAGGCAAAAGAAAAGGGCCGGATTTTTGCCCGACCCTGTTCTCATCCAATCTCAAGTTTCTTTTATTTTTATGATTTTTGAAAAGAGCTTGATGAAATTTGGATCGACATCATCAGGAATCAAACCCGAATTGATGAACAGATTTCGAACATCAACACATACTCTCTTCACGGAAAAATGGTCTGGGACACAATAGAAAGGAACTCCGACATAGAATCCTGGCTCATCATCTTTTTCTTCATAGAGCACGTTTGTCGAATGCATCATGATAATATGCTTCATGAATTCCGGGTACTGAGTGAAATCAACACCATCGAAAAATCCCTTGAACTTTTCGGTGATGTCAACAATCGTGTCAGTTTCAGAAAATTCAAACGGCTCTTTCAAATCTACCTCTGCGAAAAATGCTCCACAGATGACGATTGGATAATATTTTTCATTCTTCTTCATCGGAAATCCTTAAATAAAATAAGAGTCAACTAGTAACTTAACATATACTGGGTCTTCAAGATAACGATGCTCTTTATTCATCTTGTTATACTGTACTTCAAGAACTTTATTATAAGCATCCATCTTACAATATTTAGACACAAGAGAATCAATGTCTGAAACCGTACATGTGTCTGGAAGAGTTAAAGGATTGTTATCATAAGGAGAAGGCTTACCGTTTGTGAATGTCGTGCCAATACAAGCAACACCACAAGCATATAGTTCAATAGCCTTAATATCCGACTTAGAGTGATTGAAATTGTTTGGGACTAAAGGCATTATAGCAAAGTCAGCATTAATATCTCTTACAACATGGTGATATTGAAAACTTCCAACCCAATCAAAAATATGAATCTTGTTCTTAATTGATTCGAAGAAAAATGGAAGACCTCCCATCACCCAAAAATCAATTCGTCCTTCATTCACCGCCTTGATAACCCAATCCTTCCAAGCATTTCCAAAGTCTCCTGGAAGCTTTTCTTGATTATTATAATGCGTCGGAGAACCTGTGTAAACTACCCGTGGCTTTTGAATATCTTTAGTTATAGGACGCTTACGCTTGTTCCCCCAGAAATACTTAGGAACCGCATTTGGAACAACTTGAATAGGAACAGTGATACCTTTAACAGTTTGTAGATACCATTTTAGATATTCTGTAGATACTGTAATCAAATCCATCAACTTTATAATTTCAATTGATGCTTCTTTAGCAGCGTCAGTAATTCCTGGATAACCCAAATTGTAAGAAGGAACTCCATCATCAATAGTTCCCCCCTGCTTCTCATTATGCCCCCAGATAAAATCATCAATATCCCAAACCATCTTATATCCATACTGCTTCTGAAGTTCTTTATACTGCATCACAGATTGTAATTGGTCTGGAGACATTTGGCGCTGAAAATATAAAGACTTAGTGCGGACAAGAATATCGTGCTGCCAAATAAACACAGGAGTAATAATTGGAATAAGCTCAGCACTTTTCCCATAAATCGAATTTAGATAAGTCATAGGGAAAATATTTCGTATATGACCAACCCCTGCACCATCTGATACAAAGCTTAACAAAAAACTCTTCTTAATTGGGATTAAATTCTGTGCTTGTTTAATTCCAGCGATATTATCAATTGATTCCTTAAATTGTTCGAACGTGGTTGTTTCCATTATACAGCCTTTCGTAGCAACTCATCAACAGCCTTAGTGGTGAATCCGACAATGCGATCAACCTCAACGCCATCCTTAAAAAGAACAACTGTTGGTAGTGCTCTAACTTGATATACACTATTTACTTCTTCGCATTCATCAGTATCAATCTTAGCGAACTTAATATTTGAATGGTTTGTTTCAATCTTATCCAAATAGGTTGCCATAGCCTTACAAGGTCCACACCAAGGGGCAAAAAAATCAATCAAAGTAATTCCTGTTTCGATTGTATTCTTAAATTCATTTTCTGTGATGAGCTTCATATTTTCCTCTTAGATTTCGTTTTTACATTCTTCATACAATGACATCATAAGTTTTGTCATCTTTTCTTTATTCTCAATTCCCAAAGCTTGAATATATTCCAACATCAAATCTGTAACTGTTCCAACTTGTATATCTGCTGAAGTCGAGTAAGACATCGCATTGACAGACTTAATTTGGACAGGCAAAAATGCTGGGTGGAAAGATTCAATCTCTCTGATATAAGTATGTAGGTCTTCTTCAGATGTAGTTTGTAAATCTACATACACGTCTACATTGTTCCCCGAGACCATTTCTTCTGTCAGGACTTGAGGGTATGTTACGGCGATGTATTTCAGAGAAACTTCATTATTAATCAATTCATAAGTTAGGTCATCAAGATTCAAAATACAGAAACCACGTTCATCTCCAATATCATTTCTTGTAAGATGATAAGGATTTCCCATGTATACAATCTTGTTCCCGTTCGCAAATTCTTTTACCGATCTTGTGTGAAAGTGTCCAGAGAATGTTAAAGGATAACGATTTGCGAAATATTCAAAAGAGATTCCATGTTCACAAATCTTATTTCGAAACATGTCAAACGAAGCCATCTCAAAATGACCAACACAAATATCTGATGTTGGTAGAGATTCCATTTGAGCAATCGCTTCTTCATTTTTCACAATCCAAGGAACCATCGTAATTTTTCTATCTTGGAGTTGGATTTGATTGATAGTTTTGATGATGTGAACGTGTGGGAAAAGAGAAAGCGGCTCAATCGAATTAACCTCAATAGTTGATTCAAAATATGAGTCATGATTTCCAACAAGGATGTATATTTCAAAATCCTTCATATCCGTTCCAAGAAGTTCAATCACCGCGTTCAGAACTTTCGAATTGATATGAACTCGGTTGTCAAAAAAGTCTCCAAGGTGAAGGATTGTTTTGATTCCTTCACGCTTCAAATGAGGGATGAATTGCTCTCTAAAAAACTTCAATTGAGAGTTTAGAAAGGTTTCATTTCCCTTACGAGTTCCAAAATGGGTGTCACTCAGGATTGCTACTCTCACTCATCACTCCCAGTCATATCATTTTCCATACCATCAAAATTATCAACAAATTCTACATTAATTGTTGTCTTCACTCGCTTCTTCATATTTTGGATTGAAGCGAGGAACGAATTCCATGTGATTTGTGAGAAATATGCGAATGGATTTGACCGTGTAATGTCATATCCATCGACAGCTTTAGCCATGTTGAAAATCGCATCAGACTTCATATCTACCATTTGGTCGAACGGATAATTTGTGAAGTTTGGTCTTGTCCCCATTCCATCAGCAATCTTTATCAGCTTTCGTCCAATATCATTCTCAACTCTTTTTAATCTCAGGTCTTTTTCTTTGGATTCATTTTCTAATAGGTATTCTTTGAGTTCGTGTTTTTCAATGAGGAGTTTGTGAAATTTGATGTTGTCTATATACCCTTTCTTTTGTTTTGCCATATTGTTCCCTCTAATAAAGTATACCTTGGAAGAATGATTTGTTAAGCATTGATTGATGAAAAACCACCGACCTTCTTAACAATGATTTTCCGTGTATAATTCTCATGGTCATTATCTCTATGACTTATTATATAGCAGCACAGATTTGTTTGTTCTATCGTCATCTGCTTCACTGCTCCCATAATCTTGTCCAGCCCATCAGAATCCGTGGAAGAATCAAGAATCTCATCAAACGCAAGCAAGTTACAGTTCCAGTTAGAAATCACTTTGGTTGTATCAATGAAGCTAAGCATAATCGCAATATCAATTCTCTTTTTTTCGCCTTCTGAGAATGACATGTATGAAATGTTTTCCTTGCTTCCAATCATTGTAATATTTTCTTCCATCATATCATTAAAATTTATCTGAAGTGGAAGCTCAAATATATCAAGGTATCCATTTATTTTTTGATTCAGAATAGGGACTAAACGCTTGAAGAAGAACGCCTTGATTCCCTGGTCAGACAGAATATTCAACGCGAAATCATTATACTTAATATCATCCGCAATGTTAACATATTCCGAATGAACTGCTGTATAATCATTCTTCTTAGACTCATAATCGGACTTTAATTGAACATCATCAAAATCAAATATTCTTTCATTCTCCTTTTTGATGTCTGAATTAATTCTAACAGCAGTTCTCTTAATATGCTCAATCTCATTATTATTCGTTGTTATCTTATTCTTATACTTTGTAATTTCTGATTTTCTATCTTCATTAATTCTGTATCTGTTTGCCAATTCACTCTTATTATTCTTAGCATTTGAAACATCATTCTTCAGTTTATCATTTTCAGAATTCAGCCGAGTGATTTCTTGTATCTTATGTTTATGATCGAGCACAGAGCCACAATCAGGACAAATCGCATTATTATCAAACAATTCAATTTTGCTTAGATTGTCATTGAACTGTTTTTCACTCAGTTTAATCAAAGTATTCAATTCAGAAGCTTCATGAGAGAAATCAGTCGTGTCTAGCAATGATTCAATCTCAGCAATCTTCTTAGCTAATTCCTTATTCTCTTTTTGTAACTGCTTATAATGTTCTTGCTTCTGAGAAAATTCCAAATTCAGTTCTTTGATTCTTTCAGCCTTGTCGGAATCGAATGTTGACTTGGTTTTCTCAACATTCTTAATCTGATTTGCTAATGTCTTGATGGTGGTTTCAAGGATCGAAATTTGAGAAATGTTGACCTGATTCTGAACTTTCAAATTCGAATTGTTCGTCTTCAACTTCTTCAACATCTCTGCGAAAATTTTGATATTGAAGATAGATTCGATGATGTCTCTCTTCTCAGCAATTTCAAGTGCCAAGAATGCTTTGTTGTAATTGATTGAAAGAGCTATAATATTTCGAAACAGGCTATAATCAAGACCAATGATTTTATTAATCTCTTCTTGATTCAACTTCTTAGAAGATAGTTTTTCAGTCTCAACCCCATTCTTCCACATTTCTATACTGTTTGGTTGAAGAGTTCTAACAATCTTGTATTCATCATCACCAATAGTAAAGTTACATTCTGTATAAAGTTTCTTCCTATTTCTGCGGTTAATCAAATCATTTATTCTAATTTTCCTATAAGGCTTTCCATACAAACAAAATGACAAAGCATCGATCATGGTGGAGTTATGAGAAACCACGCCATTCGCAAAAAACTCATGAACATCTTGAACTTGGAGGTCATATAAATCTTCTACGAAATCCAATCTTGATGTTTTCTTTATCTTCTCCAATCCAGCTTCAGTCTCAAGCGTGTCTCCTTTTTTCAGAAACTTTGTTTGAATCCACTTACCGGAAACAAACAAAAGATGGTCTGGAGAAGTTTCAATATATCTGTTCTCTGTTTCAATTCGAATGATGTCTGAATTAAATGAAGTGATACAAGCAAATTCAATCGTCTTGTATCCAAAACGAGTTGAAACTTCAAAATGACCAATACATGCTGGATAAATTCTGTAAAAGTCAGAAACATCTCCTACAGTTGTCACAAACTCTTCGTTGATCGACTTGCATGAAAAATAACTATTCTTATTAAAAGTGTACGAATACCATTTCAATAAAGTATCTTGCCTAGTTGCTTTAATCTTAATTACAGTATTCCGACGTACACATTTTCCGTTTCCATTTTTCCCAGAAATCAAAGTCATCCCAGGTTCAAAGTTCACAACATTTTCATTATTCCCGTAACTTAAAATATTTTTGAACTTAAGGTTGTTGAATTTAACGAACATCAAACGCCTTTCTAACTTTAATCATTACTCTCCGAAAAACCCCAGGAGCTTCAATTCCCGTTCTCTCAAAAAATCTGGAATCGATCCTAAAAATCTTGTTTCGAATCAGTTTGTTCAATTTCTCTTCTTCAATTCCAAAAACAAAATAGAAGAACCCGGCATGATCGATCCAGGTGACAGTTTCAGTCTTTTCATGTTTCTTCGTGTCTTCCAAAACTTCAACCGCGTACTCAAAAGCAAGACGGTCGACAATTTTGTTTTTGAAAAGAGTGTATTTGTCCAACTTAACATTGACAAAACTTTTCAGCATTTCTAAAAACTTCAATTCCTGTTCTTCAGTCACATCGTCATAGAAATTCACGTAATTCCACAATTTATTCAGAAGTGCCTCAGTGTTCTTACCAATACAACAATTATCAAACATTCTCTGAAAATTGATTGTCTCTACCCCATTAGTGTTCTGTATTAGGTAGTATGCGGTTCTGTCCATGTCAGCACTCCTTTCTAAATAATTGTAGCTTGGAAGAAAGGTTTGTCTATCCTATCTTCAGGAATATTTAGCAAGATTTCTCCAAGCTAAAATCCTGTAGAACCAGCACAACAAGCCCTTCTAAACAAATTTTCGAAGGCAGCTTGACTTGGAAGAATAACGAGGATATAAATAAAGTTGAAGGGGTTAAAATCCTTTCGGAGTTGTGTTCGCTTAGGCGGTCCAGACTATCCCTCAAAAGATATATTCTCAGAACCTTCATTGAGAGACATGATGAAGAAACAAGGTGAATGAATGTTTGGTAGTGATTCGACATGGAGTCTAAATGGCTAGGAGTGTCAAATCGGCAGAAATGTCCTATACAAAAGCAAACACGACGGTAATGTCAGGCGATATTAATGTAGCCGACCGAAGAACTGATTGATACAGCAAAGGTTTGTATGACATTGCGGAGGACGTTGAACTGAGTTCGATGGCTTTTCTCAAACCACACTGACGGGTTTTGTCTGGAGGGGTTTGGGGAGGCAGTGAAATTAAAATTATCGAAACATAAATTAAATATTGTCTAAACATCATCTTGTCTTAATCATGGTCAATATAACATATAGTCTTTTACGAATGAGGAGCGATAGCGACGATTGAGTAATGAGCGAAGCGAATGTTAATTTTATTTTATATTAACATTTCTTCTAAAGCTCCTCACTTCGTTCGTCGCTGTTTGATTTCGCTTCGCTCATCAAACTGACCTCCGGAAGAATTAATCATGTAAACATAACAATGGTCAGACAATCATTAATCCAGCCAAGAACCTATTCAAACAATTCATTACGGCCATATTTCTTCATTGTCTTCCGGTCACAAAACCTCATCATCAATTTCTTACCTGTCTAAATACCTACATGACAAACACCCACATGACGTATGACCAATTTGATAATCTGAAAGCAACGATGACTAAGTTCTTCGATGATCCTTCAAAAGACAAATATACAAAAATCAACAAATACAGAAGTATCCTGATTAACCAAATATCAGTAGAATCATCATACCGTAAAGAACTCATTACAAAACTTGACGAAATTAAATCAAATGTTCTAGATGATATTAAGAAACACTCAAACCTTTATGATAATGCTAACGAAATGAAAATAAAGATGAATGGCGATCCAAAAGTATGTTCAATTCAAAGAGAAATTAACCAACGAGATATTATAATTGAGTATATGTTAGAACAAAACTCGAACCTCAAGGATTACGCTTTCGCTCTAAAACTTGAATTCGAATACAGGAGATTTGAAAATGGAGACTAAATTCGAGAAATATATTAATGATAAAGATTATGGTCTGTTGAACTCGAAACAAACTCTGATTGATTCTTTGGTCGAACTGGCTGAAGAAATCAAGAAACAAAATGACTCTATAGAACTTTCGAATGAACAAATCCTTAAAACTGCTATAGAAACTAAACTTAGACAAATGATGGAAGCGTACCAATCAAGACTGTCTGATGTTTCAATGCAAGTTCTGGATATTCTAAATTCGAAATTCATAAATAATGATAAGAAAACTCCGTCTAAGGAAAAGGATGATAAAAATGGACATAAAGGAAAAGATTAAAGCCGCTCTAATTCAAGAAGCCGATGTTAGTTTTGGAATCACAAGCATCGCACCCACTTTCACTCAGAGCGATGTTGATATCCTCGATGAAGAAAAGAATGGGAAGAAGGAAGAAGAATCTGAATCAAGCTCTTCTAAATCTTCTTCTGAATGCTCTAAGGAAAAGGCATTGACCGAAGCTGAAGTTGAAGATATCCGTCTCTCTGCTCGTCAGCTTCGTACTCTAATGGTCGCGTCTTTTGCCGAATCTCTAATGAATGAATCAATTGAAGATGACGCAGAACTCGTTTCAATGGGACTACTGACTGAAGCAATGAAGATCACTCCAAAGTCAAAGGAATATCTAAAGAAATTTCTGCCTTCGATCTACGCATCATAAAATTAGATAAAATTAAGGATGATTCAACCGAGTCATCCTTTTCTTTTTTCGAATTATAAATAGTTCTATAACGGAGAAATGAAATATGGACTTTAAGGAATATGTTAAGACTCAGATCAACGAAGAAGAGGACTTCTCAGTTGATGATTTTGGAAATGCGACCAGTGTTTTTGAGAATCTATCAGAAGTTGTCTCTCGGCTTGCTGATTTTTTCCAAGTTGTTTCGACCAAGGGGAATCTTTATGCTTCTGGTGATTCGAAACGTGCTTTGATTGACATTCGGACACTAGTTAACACTGTGAAGAATTCTTGCGACAATAAGGACAAGATTTTCACTGACGAAGAATTGACAGCCATGAGAAGAATTTCCGAAGGACTTAGAGATGTCACAGGGAAGAAGCTTGTTTCTCTTTCCAAGAACATCAAAGAGCGTCAGAAGAAGGAAGAAGAGAAGGCTGCTAAGAAGGTTGAGCCTGAGCCAGAAACAGACGAAACTGCTGAAGAAGTCTGATAGGAATTAAACAAAACCGCTTTGAGAAATTGAAGCGGTTTTTGTTGGTATAAATATTATCATGGAACAGGTTATAGCAAGAAAAATAGACGAAGTTCACTTAAAAATACACACATCTAGAAGCATTGAGATGAATTTGAAAGACTATTTCTCAGAGATGGCCGCAAATTTCATGTTTCATCCAAAATTCAAACAAGGGCTTTGGAATGGAAAAATATTTGCTTACAACCCACAGGACCATCTTCTTCCGATTGGTCTTCTCCCCAAGCTTTCGAAATATTGCAAAGCCAACGACATTTCTCTCACTCTTGATTTTGACACACATTGCCTTTATAACCAAATTGATGAAGAAGAACTTTACGATCTTTATGATTCTATTTTTTCAATTGAATCGGGAGTTTATCCAAGAGATTATCAGCATACAGCCATTCTAAAATCTCTATCCAACAAACGTTCCATCATTGAAGCTTCTGTTGGTGCTGGAAAGAGTGCTATCATTTATTCTATCATTCGTTACTTAATAAATCATAACAAGAAGATAATTCTAATTGTTCCTAACGTCGCTCTGGTAAACCAAATGTATTCAGACTTTATTGAATATGGATGGACAACTATAAATGATTTTGTCACTAAGCTTTATTCAGGGGTTACTCCAGATTTTAATAAGAACGTTTTGATTACAACATGGCAGAGTGTTCAGTATAAGAAAGAAGCATTTTTCAAACAATATGATGCTCTTTTGGTTGATGAGACACATGGACTGAAATCAAATCAAATGGCATCAATCAGCAAGAAATGTGTGAATGCTGATATTAGAAATGGATTTACAGGAACAATGCCACCGAACAAGGCAGATTATCAAACAGTTGTATCATATCTTGGACCAGTCACATTCAACATCTCTACAAAGGAATTGATTGATAGAGATGTTTTGAGTAAGATAAAGATTAATAACTTGATTGTGAAATATGATAAAGTTCATTGTGTTGGTTCAAGAGATTATGATTCTGAGATGAAGTTTATTACAAGTTATGAACCAAGAAGAAAAGTGTTAGACCATATAATTGAGAAAAATGAGAACAACGAAAACACTCTGATTCTGGTGCATAAGATAGACCATTTGAAAAAGACCGAAGAATATTTGAAAGAGAATTATGGAAAAACTCACCAAGTGTATGTGATTTATGGTGAAGTGAAAGCAGATGAACGAGAAGATATTAGAATAGCTGCTAGGAGTCAAGGAAATGTTTTGATAATTGGAACATATGCTACGTTGGCTGTTGGATGGAATTTACCAAGACTCCATAATATTGTGTTTTACTCTTCTTACAAATCAAAAATAAAAGTGCTTCAGTCGATTGGAAGAGGATTAAGAAAACATGAGACAAAAGACATAATGGTTCTTTGGGATGTTGTTGATGATCTTCGTTATAGTCAAGGAAATAAGACGATTGATAACTTCATATACAGACATTTCAAAACAAGAAAACAATATTATGAAGAACAAGGATTTCCATTTTCAGATAGTCAGATAAAGATATAAATAATTCTAATTAGAGGAATTTATATGGATTTGTTATCAGAATGTTATAATTATGTCGTTCTTTTGGAATCATCTGATATTCTAATAAAGAAGGAAGATGGTTATTGGATTGCTGTTGATCGTTTGACCCAAGAACAATTAACCAAAATGAACAATTATCTAAGTTCTGAAGGTTATGATGTTCGTGGACCGGAAGACATCAAGAAATTATTCAAGAAGCATATTTTCATCCAAGGCGACCATGATGAGAAATTCTACAAGGTTTATGATTCTTGGATTGATACGGTTAAAAAAGTTATAGGATTCAAGGTAGAAGCTCCTGCCAAAATCAAAGACCTTTTGAAAATTGTAATTAAAAACATCGCGAAGGAAAAAGAGTCAGGAGTTTCAATTGTTGATTTTATAGGTTCGGCTTGTGCATATATTCTTCCGGATGGTCGTTGTATAAAGTTTCCAGGAACAATTAAACGAGGAGACGACCATAGAATAATTGGTTCGTTTATTCCAGAAGAGTTTAAGAAAGGTAAATCACTATCAGAAGTAATGGAGATGTTTTTGAAAGACACTGGAACAATCCGTTTTATTCCTGAGCAGACGGGCTTTGATATTAAGGAACGTCCAACCACAAAACAATATGCTCAGATAAAGTCGGCAGTTTCTCATTCTAATTCTGAAGTTGCGCTCGATCTTTGGTCACCTGAATATCCGAAGTTTGGTAAAGTATACAAGAAAGGCGTTGACCCAAAAATCATTTACCGTGATATTGAATCTTATTATCTCACTGGAAAAGTTCGCGACACTTCATTTTTCGAAGACTAAATAGTATTGAACGAACTGGAGCATTATGGATTTTTCTTATTACAACCCATTCTCAAAATTCTTCTTAGACTCAAAATACAGAGCGGAGGAAGAGAAAGAAATACAGAGCATGAAGAATGCTGTTGGTATTTCTACAGAGGATTATGAATTCTATTCTGAAAATTCTGGCAATCAGGGTTTTGGAACTAACAACACGATGGCGATGTTCAAGACAAGTTTCATGGACAAGCGGCAGAAGGTTGCCATGTATAGAGAGATGGCTAACTTCCCAGAAATCAAAGATGCAATTGATACTATTTGTGACGAAACTATAACATCAAATGAGAATGGCGAGTATCTTGATTTAATTATAACAAAAGAGATTCCATTAAGAGAAGAGAAGATAATCAGGAAGACGTTTGACTATGTTGTAAATGAAGTTTTGAAGTTTGACAGAAATGGATGGGAATATTTTCGTCGGTGGTTGATTGAGGCTGAACTATATCTTGAAATGGTTTTGAACAATGAAGGAAACAAAATCATTCGTGTTCGTGCGCTCCCAGTTGCCATCACTCAGCCAATGTATGAAGGTCAGATCATAAAGAAATTCGTTCAAACCAACACCCCCATTCAAACTAATTATGGACAGAATCAAGGGAACAAGCCTGTCGTGTTTGAATCGAATCAGGTAGCATATTCTCATTATGGACAATATGGAAATTCTCTGCTCGATGTTCGTGGATATCTTGAAGCATCTATCAGAACTTATAATCAGTTAAAATCTCTTGAAGATGCTGTTATCATTTATCGTTTAGTTCGTGCTCCTGAGAGAAGAATTTGGAACATTTCGACTGGAAAACTTCAACCAGGAAAAGCTCAGGAATTCTTGAAGAACTTGATTCACTCATACCGGAAGAACGACATCTATAACAATCAAACAGGTCAGGTAGATTCAACAAAAGCATTCCAAGCACTCACACAGGATTATTGGTTCTTGAAGGATGCTGATGGTCGTGGAGCAGAAGTCAACACTCTTCAATCTGGTATGTCTCTTGGAGAGCTTGATGATGTCAATTACTTCTTAAGAAAGCTTTACAAAACATTGAACATTCCAAGGTCTCGTTGGGAAGACACTTTGAACACGGTGGCTACAGGTGTTGCTCCTGGCGAAATCACTAGAGAAGAATTGAAGTTCTCAAAGTTCATCACCCGTCTTAGAAATCGATTCTCTCAAATTATCATCGACATCATGATTCAGCAACTCAGGCTTTCGAATCAGGTCAACCAAGTCTACACAAAATCCTCATTGTTCAAGGTCAAGTATTTCGAAGAGAACGCATTTGCTGAACAGAAGAAGCTCCAAGTTTTGAATGCCAAGATGGATGTGATGGCAAAATTCAAGGACGATATTGCCTCAGCGGAAAACAAGAATGGCCTTTGGTCTAGGAAATATGTCATGACCGAAATTTGGGGAATGACAGATCAGGAATACCAGGAACAGCAAACTATGATTCAAGAAGAACTTGCTGAAACTGAAGCGAAGGAAAAAGCTCCAAAGAAGAGTGAGAAACCTTCAGAAGAACCCCCAGAAAATGAAGATGGTTCTGAAGAGGCAAAATCAGAAGTGCCTGTTCAAGAACTACCAAACGAAACCCCCGAAGAGACTCCAGCAACAGTGGGCGCAGGTGAAGGCGGTACCACTGAATTCCCAGAACCATGAGGTGATATATGAGATTTTCAGAATACTTAGAACATCTGAATGAAACGGTAGAGTATATAGAGTTTTCAAATTCCGAGATTGAGAAACTTGAAAAACTGAAGCTAAAATATGATAACGAGACAGAAGAATTCAAATACCAATATTATCATACTGAACTCATTGTTAGAAAAATCAAAGACTATTACATTACGATTCTAGAAGGTGTTTCAGAATTGTATGGAAAAGAAAAAATCTATCTCCAATCAAAAGTCCACTCAGTAGAACAAGTGTCAAACGTCATTCGTCTTTGTGGAGAATTGGATGCCCTGGTAAAAAAGTTCCATTATTCATACATGTAAAAATGAAAATATTCTCATTTCTAAAAGCAATATTCGGTCCCAAGACAAACATGACGACATATGTTCATAGGATTAATGTCTGCTCAACTTGTGTTTGGAATGTTCAAAAAGACCACAGAAACTATTGTAGAGAATGTGGATGCCCGGAAACAAAATTCTGGCCATGGTCCGAACTGAAACGAAAATGCTATTACCAAAACTCAACATGTCCAAGGAGAAAATGGTAAATGTTCAAGAATTTCTACGAGAACGAAGATTTTGAAAAAGAGAACAAACTGGCTGATGAAGAAATAAAACTCCTAAAAGACGCAGGATTCAAAACATCAAAAGACCACAAGACAGCGATGAAGAAGATTTCTGACGATTTCACCATCGATGTTTCAACAGACCATGAAACCACAAAACTTGAACTACGAATGACATCAATCACACCAGAAATTAAAATCGCAAAATCAGAGTTCAAATACCTGGATAAGAAAGCAATTACAGCATTCGTCTTCTATTCTGAATCTCTAATCCAATCAGCAGAACGTTTGAAGAATCTGGGATAATATATGAAGTTCAATGAATATGTCCGAATGCTCACAGAAACCAAGGATGATGCTGTCTCCAACTCTTTCACCCTCATTCTGAACGCCGGAGATGCTGAGTTCAAAATCTTCATCAGCCTTCCAGAACCAATGCCTCAAAATAAGATTGAATCTAAAATTTCCAAAACCCTAAAAGAATTGAACCACGAATCCAAGAAAGAAGATGTTGAAAAAGCCCTACTGATAACATTCAAAGACTCAAAAATCATGAAAATCAAGCCAGAATCTTCCATAATCTTCAAAAAATATATCTGAATAATTCTAAATAAAAGAAAAGGAGAACCTATGAAGGACGTAATTAAACAACTTCAAGAAAATCGTCTGGATGAACTCAAGTCTCAAATCGAAGACAAAATAGCCGAAAAAGTCGCTAAGAAAGTCTCAGAAAAGAAACAAGAATTCATTCAAAAGATGAGAAACCAGAAGTGAAACAAAAGCCTCGAGTCAAATCGGGGCTTTTTTCATACCTAAATAATTCAAAGAGGAACAAATCAATGAAGTTTAATGAATATATAAAGATGCTAACTGAGTCTGAAAAAACATCCAAAGACCCAACATATAAAGAAATGAAAAAATATCTGGACAAATTCAAAAAGTCATATGAAGCCGATGATATTGATGTCGAATCAGCAATCTATTGGTACGCATCAAACAACCATACTGGACAATCTTCAAACCTTTACTCCGCTCTCTCAACATCAGATTATAAACCAGGACGAATGGAATCAAAACCAACAGGAATGGCTAAAGAAATGTATGATTTGCTAATAGGTGAATTCGGCGGAGAACCAGAAGAATCAAGCGACGAAGACTAAAAACAAAATAAAATATGAAACGAAAAGCCTTCAATAAAATGAGGGCTTTTTTGTTATTCGTGAAAAATAATTAAAACTAATAAATACATAAAAGAGGAGGACTAAAATCCTATGAAGATTTTTTCAGAATTGGTAGACCACGGGCAGTTCGAATATCTAACCGAAGCTGCTGAAAACAAGCCAAAAATATACAAGATGCGCGGAATAATGATGGAAGCTTCTACTAAAAATAGAAATGGTAGAGTATATCCAAACGAACTTCTTGAACGAGAGATTGAACGTTATAATGAAGAAAAGATTTCGAAACGCAGATCATTTGGAAACTGTGATCATCCAAGTCAGGCGGTTATTAAATTAGCAGACGCTTCGCATATTATAACAGAACTTCACTATGATAGAGGAAACCAATGCGGAATTGGAGAGTTGGAAGTTCTCGATACACCAACCGGAAAAATTCTAAAAGTATTGATGGACGCTAATTGCCAAATAGCTGTTTCTACAAGAGGTATCGGGTCTCTAGGAGAAGGAAATGTTGTTGGTGAAGATTATAAACTATTAGCTATCGACGCGGTGTCAGATCCGTCCGCGAACCGTGCGGTAATGGAAAACGTGTTTGAATCAAAAGACTACATCATAAATGAACATGGTGATATTGTTGAAATGGCCGTGTCGCAATTAGAAAAAGACCTCTCCAAGCACGGTTCAAAACAACTTGCTGAAGACCTTTCTAAGTTTATTTCAAATCTTCGCAAGCGCATTTAATTCTTTCACCCAAATTCATTCTAAAAGCCATTCTCCTCAGAGTTTGGCTTTTTTCATTCTATTTATAAAAAACTCCAAATTTTATTTTCTCCACCTTTCTAAATAATTATAACCAAATGGAGGTTAATACAAATGGATATTCTAGAAAAGTTTAAGGAACATCTCTCTGCTGAAGATTTCGTCCAGCTTGAAGAGTCAATCGTTTCCCTAATTGAAGAAAAGGCAAAAGACCGCGCCGCTCTCATCGTCACTGATATCAAGGCCGAACTCGAAACTCTTGCCGAACAGTACACCCTACAGGAAGTTGATCGCCTAGTTTCTGAAAAGACCACCGAACTCGAAGAATCATACGCTTCTAAGACCGAACTTTTCAAGGAAACCGCAATCGAACGCCTACAAGAACTGGCTGAAGGTTTCGTCGCTAAAGAAGTCTCCGACAAAGTAGCCGAAATTAAAACCCAGCTTGATGAAGAGTACGCCGAAAAGATTCAGTCCCTTGAAGAAAATGTTGTAGATAAGCTCGATAAGTTCCTCGATCTGGAAATCTCTTCAAAGATATCCGATGAACTCCTCGAATCCGTCGCAATCAATGAAGCTTATGCCCCAATCGTCAATGGTATCCGCGATCTGTTTGAAAACAAGTTCGTTGCTATCGACGCCGAAGGAACTAAGATCGTCGCTGAAGCTAAAGCCGAAGCCGAAACCCTCAAGACTAAGCTGAATGAATCAATGGCCGATAAGATTGAACTCGTGAAGAAGGTCGAATCCCTACAGACTGGATTGCTCATCGCTACCAAGTCAGAAGGGCTAACCGAATCACAGAAAAATCGCGTCACCGTCATGCTCGAAGGTAAGTCTTTTGAAGAAGTCGCCGCTAAAATCGACACCGTGATCGACATCATCTCAGAAACAGAAGACGTCATCATCGGAAAGACCGAAACAGAAGTCATTAATGAAGATGTGTTCACCGGATCTGTTGAAGAAATCGTTGAATCCGCATCCGTCGAATCTGAAGTTGAGAAGAAAGATGACGAAATTAGACTAGACCGCGTTCGTTATCTACTTGGAGAATAATCGCAAAAGAAAAAAATTTTCTGCGATTTCTATAAATACTTTTACCTATAAAGGAGATTGTTAAAATGGAAAAATTTGATCGTAAAGAAATCTACCAGAAGTGGCTAAATGCCCCAGGTAAGCTTTCAGTTTCTAATGTTGGTGAAGCTGATGTCCGCGAACAGCTTTCAGTCCTTCTCGAAAACCAGGAACGCCTCGACGTCCGGGCTATGCTAAACGAAGATGCTATCTCTACCACTAACTTCGGCTCTAACGCTGGTGAAGGTGCTAAGTTCAGCCCAATCGCTCTAGCTCTTGTTCGTCGTACTTTCCCTGACCTTTTCGCTCACAAGTGCGTTGGTGTTCAGGCTATGAATTCCCCAATCGGCCTCGCATTCGCGCTGCGCTACAGTCTCAATGTTCCAGGCGTTCCTCCAACTGGCTCTTCTGCTGGACTAACTGCATTTAATGGTGGTTCTGATTCTTATGAAGCCGGTTTCCGCGCTCTTAATGAATATTCGGGTTATACTGGTGCTCAGGCCGGTTCTGCTCTTAGCACTGCGCCTTCCGCCATCTATGATTTCTCCACCACTGCCACTGCTGGTAAGTTTGGAACCATGGCTAATACTTCTACTGCTGAAGCTTGGCTCATGTCTTCAACCATGCCACAGGCTAAACTGTTCCTTGATAAGGTTGCGATTGAAGCTAAGACTCGTAAGCTCGGCGCTTCCTTCACTCTCGAAGCCGCTCAGGATCTTAAGGCTATGCAGGGTATTGAAATTGAACGCGAAATGCTCAACATCCTCAACTACGAAATCGTTGCCGAACTTGACCGCGAAATTCTTGGTCGGATGATTCAGGCTGCTATAAACACATCCAATGGTGGTGCTGTTCCTGTTGCTATTAACGTTTCTGCTACCGACGGTCGTTGGAGCCAAGAAAAGTTCTCAAACGTTGTCAATGTCATCATCAAGCTTTCTAACGACATTGCTACTGCTACTTTCCGTGGTGCTGGTAACTTCGTTGTAGTCTCCCCTCGCGTTGCGACTGCTCTTCAGGCTGCTGGTCCACAGTTCACTGCCAACACTGCTGAAGTAAATGCTTCTCAGACACTTGCTGAAATTGGAACTATCAATGGAACCATCAAGGTTTTCCGCGATCCTCTCGCTTATTCCGATTATGCTCTAGTTGGATACAAGGGACCAGGAATTTCGGATTGTGGAATTATCTACTCCCCATATATCACGGGCCTATTCAATCGCGCTGTCAATCCTGATAACTTCGGAATGAATATTGGTGTAATGCATCGCGCGGCACTGACGGACAATTTGCTTGGGTCTGGAAGATATTATAGAGTTGCTACATTTACAAACCTTGACAAAGTTCTAGGCGCGTAAGTTTAGTTTTACTCTTGATGTGAAATTTAAGGCGGGGTTGAAAAATCCCGCCTTTTCTATTATATCAACATTTTCTTCCACGATATAATCATTTAGGAAGACCTGTAAGTGGATAAATCAGTCAAACAAACAGTTATTCTCATAAACTAATAATTAAAAGAAAATAAAAAACATGCCAAAAGGAAAGAAAGAGCAGACAAACGAATATGTTGTTGCTGAGAATAAGAAAATTTTTGATGAATATAAACAAACTGGAATAAAACCAATACATTTATTCTGTTATAAATGTAGCAAGCCGAAATTATTATCGGAGATGGTAAAAAACACTAAGAAGGATATTGGAGTTATATCATTATGTTCAGATTGTAACAGAGAAAAAATGAGGCTATATAAAGAGAAAAATCGTGACCAGATAAATCAAAAATCACGGGATAAACATGCTACTCAGGAATATAAGGAAGCTTCTTGGAACGAATATCTAGCCAAGCTTCCAGAATCATTACGGAAAAATAAAATTATCAAAAGAGAATGTGTTTAATCATTTCAATCATAATATAGTCAACAATTATCATACATAGTCCTTTCAACAACACTAAATATAGGTATATGATTCTAAGTTACCGCATCGAACTCAAGCCAAACCAAGCACAAATCAAACAGTTCTACAATCATTGTGGCGTGTCCCGGTTCGCGTATAATTGGGCGCTACAAAATCATACAAACAAAGTTGATATGGCTAAACGAGAAGCCGAAACATTGGGGTTGGTCAAACCAAACTATCCTAAAATATCATCTAAAGACTGGTATAAACAGTTTGCCAAATTGAGAGATGATGAACTAAAATGGATTGGTGATGTGTCTAAATCATGCTGGCAGGAAGCTCTCAGGAATCTAGAAACTGCGTTCAAAAGATTCTTTGCCAAACAGGGTGCCTACCCTGTGATGAAGAAGAGAGGACACCACGATTCATACAAGGTTTGTGCTACCACTAGAGTTGGCTACAACTACATCATTCTTCCGAAGATTGGTCGTGTCAGGTTGAAGGAACAT